CATACCTGCCATTCTTTTTCTTTACGAAAACAATCGACTAACATCTGTTGACTAGAATTATTTTCAAAACCTTTAGCCCTTGCTGTAATATAAAATTGATCGAGATCTAAATCTTCTGACCAAGGAATTACTTTATACATTTTGCCTTCTCAATAAAATCGCTAGGATAATTTGTTCTAAAACTTTCCCAGCAGAGGTCTTGCAGGAGTGCCAAAGGTTGAGGTTCTGTCCAACTAATTCCTAGCCTATCTATATGTTTACGCATTTCTACTTGTCTATTAGAATGTATATGACTTGAATGGTCTTTGATAGAGATTGGTCCTTCATTTTTGTGATAGCAAAAGAAATAATTTATACTTTTTAATTGACCATCAACAATAAAATAACTGCTCGGGTGCATTGAATACTTGTACAATCCCAAAGATCTATGAGCAGTTAATATTCTTAACATTTGATCTTGCCAATCGGGTAATACGCTGTTATAGTTTTCTGTCAAACAGCCTGCGCGATTCCAAAAATCTAAACCATCGATAGCCAAATATATTTTTTGATTTTGATGATCTATCTCTAGTATTTTTGGGACTTTATCCTCATACTTCCAAGACATTTCTATAAGGTATTTTACTTCACGGTTCCATTTAGATTTCATTAACTCTGAATCAATTACTTCATTTTGACCTCGATGATATTCGCTGTCATTGTGAAACCACATGACAAAAGTTTTTTTATCGTCACTGATAAGACTGGTGTAAATAAGGTTGTTCCTTGTTAAACCAATGCCGGGAACATTATTATAGTAGTATTCGTACTTCATACAGTAATTATCTAGGAAAAATATGATCAGAGGAATAAACGGCCAAACCTATTTCGATATGGAAAAATTTTTGGATATGCAGACTTTTGATAAACTGCAACCAGAAATCATCCGTGGGTTCGCCGAGGCACGCCCCTATGCCAAAGAAGGTACTTGGATGGCACCGGGATTTACCTTTGAAGAAATGAGCTACACTCCCCATTGGAAACCTATCTACCAAGCACTAGAAGAATATCTATCCTTACCGGATAATGACCCTATCAAACGAGGGGGATGGGATCTTTATACAAATATCAAAGACCATCAAACTAGAAACAAATTTACTCGTTATCTAAAAATGGCTCTAGGTGCGTACGATCCCTACATTTACTATTTCTTATGGGAAGAAGGTTCTTGGGACGATCGCACGGCTCCTCGCAAACTTACAGAAGAAGCTGCGTATTTTCCCAATGTAGTCAAGTGGGTGGAATCTACCATCGATCGAGGTATATTTGAACACATCGGTCGTGTTATTTTCTTTCACTGTGATCATGATGGTATACCATTTGAACACAGGGATCTAGATGCTAAGAACGGTATGAACATTACATTTCCACATCGTAATGAATTCATACATATTAGACCCAATACTAAAAAAGCCTTTTATATTTGGGATCCGGATACAAAAAATAAAGTTTATCTAAACACTCGTGCTGCTTGGTGGAACGATCAAGACTGGCACGGCGGCGAAAAGATCATCGAACAAAGTTACAGCTTACGCATTGACGGAAAATTTACAGAAGCTTTTCGAAAAAAGTTAGGTATTGATCACTTAACCTCGTATTAAACGTTCCCATTCTTGGGAATTTAAATTGTTGAATCGATTCTTTTTTAGCCATAAATAATTATTGTTACATTTGCTGCTGGCTATCTTATGTTTATTGTATTGATATTCATAATAAAGTTTGGCAAGTTCTTGAGTTGCCGTATCAACTTTAATATTCCAGGAGCTAGTATCAACTCCCCATGCCTGTGCTAAGTGTGCCCACATGTAGTCAGGAAATAATGTAGTTCCATCGATGCAACTAGACATCGAATGCATTGGATTAGTATACTTACTGTATAGCAGATCGATATGACCATTATTAACATTACGACTTCTCATGTCACTCCAAAAGTTAGTATCGGTGCGCTGACTTAGGCTGTAATGTAACATTGCAAAGTCAGCAATGTCATCCATACTATAACACACATTTTTGTTTAATAACTCAAAGTCTAAATTATTATCTATAGCCTCGCTCAACTTACCAATAGTAGTAATAATAGTGTAGAGTGCATTAGCCTCCATAGGTTCAACAAACCCAAAACTTAACCCCACTGCTACTGTATTTCCATTAGCGGCATGCTCTAATCTACTAGGATTCCATTTTATTAATTTAGGATCAAATCTACGATCCATATCACCTATTTGATTAAGAAAATATTCTCTAGCTTTTTCTTCGGTAGTATGATTAGAGCTAAAGATGTATCCGGTCCCCATTCGATGATATAGACTAATCCTGAACATCCAACCGTGCGGGTGTGCAATAGTCTGACTATAATTGACCATTTCTTTCTCACGATTAGTATAATCAATTTGACAAACCCATGCACGGTCAACTGCGGCATCAGAATATTCTTTAACTTTCCATCCTAACTTATTTGTTAGTAATCGTCTAAATCCTGTACAGTCCACAAAGACATCGCCGGTAATCACTTCGCCATTTTCTAGAATAACTGAAGTGATATTTTCGCCCTGCATACTAGCATCTACTACCTTGGCTTGTATATGAACAACCCCTGCTGGAATAGCAATGTGATCTCGTATGTATTCAGCAGTTAGTTCAGCATTGATATGATGACTCCAACTAAACAACGGATTAAGCAAATATTCGTTATCAATAAACGGTGCTCGATTTTGTTCCATGTAATGATGCTGAGTATGAAAATAACTACCAAATTTATCGATTTTACCTTGATTACATAAATCTAATAATATATCTGATGATCGTAGATTTTTAATTTGCCAGTCGTCCTTCGACAACGGCACACTATTTTCTTTATAGAATAATCGGGAGTCCCCTGTGTAATTAAAACTAAAATATTCAGCTTCGCCTGTATTTGTTTTCCAATTAACAAATTTATTAGCCAATTTATAGATTGCTCCAGTATGATACATCCAGTGTTCTTCGGGAACTCCTAATTCTATAAAGAAATTAGCTACGTGTGGTGTTACACTTTCACCTACTCCGATTTTTGGAATGTCAGGGCTTTCAATTACTGTTATTGACACATTCTTATTCTTTTTAACTAGCCATCCGGCGGTCATCCATCCGGCTGTTCCGCCTCCTACAATTATTACGTTCATTTATAACCCCAATAATTAAACATAAACTTATCCTCTAATCCTCCATTCATACCGCAATGCCAAGCATCATGACTAGGCCACTGGTATATGCTTCCCTTATCCGGCATATAGACTGAACTGTTTTCTACAATGCTAACGTGTCCTGGTTGCGGTGATTGAATATAACAAGTAAATCTAACCGGCGTTCCTAATTTGTCTAAATCTTTAATTTTGCTGTGTGCATCAAAATGCCAAGGAGCCATTTTTCCTGGGCGTATTCTACTAATCCAAACCATCCAAGGTTCTGCTCTAACTATATTGCGAAATTGATCAACAACTGTTTTATCAAAATCATCTCCTGGAAAGTAGTTAGTCCACTCAACTACTTCAGAGTTTCTTAGATATCCTGCCTTTGTCCAAATTTTATCTAACCGATCAAAGTCGTCAGTTTTTGGAAAACAACTATCATTATACTTTAGTGTGTTTCCAGATCGATCTTTAATTGTGTTAATAACAGTATCCCAATCTATGAGATGTAGAGTATTCCCAATAAGTTTCATCGAGTATTTATAGATGCGTAAATACTAGAGAAAAAATGTTCAAATTATATAATTCAAATCGTGGAATCTATAGAAGCCTAATCACCAACGACGGTAGACTTTTCTGCATGGACTTTAACCCCGAAGGTAACTGGTATCCCGAAGACTTAATTAACAGCAGTTTTTCTCGAGAAGTGAGATACTTGGAACGATTACAGAAGTATAGCTGGTCTCCCGAAATTGTTACTATGGATAAAATTACTAGGCGCATTGTTTTTCGTTGGTACGGAAATACCTGCGAAGATATTATTCCCGACGATTATGTTAGTCAATTAGAATCTATTGTTATTGATCTTGATCGAGAAGGAATTTACAAGCCTAGTTTCTATCCGAAATATTTTTATGTAGACTCGAGAAATAAAATTCACGCATTTAACTTTTATTCTGCCAGTGATTATTCTGAGCAACCTATAAGTATAGATTTTTACAAACCCATCTTAAATAGCGATCGATTAGATCTTATTGAAAAGATCAGTACAGACGGAAAATTAGACATGAGAATTCTAATGAAGTATGCGTTCAATGATTATATAAAATGGCCTGGAAACATTTTGCCTAAAATCTACGAGAAAGTTTATGGATTATAAGAATCATCCTACATTTTGTCTTTTGCCGTTTACGCACATAAGCTCTACTAATGACGGCAATTATCGAGCTTGTTGTTGCAGCGAAGAAATAGTTGTGGCCAAACCCGACGGTACTCCTTATAATATGAGAAAGGATAATGTAATAGAGGTATGGAACAGCGATCAGTATAAAAAGCTTAGATTAGATCTATTAAATGGAATTAAAAATCCCACCTGCGAATACTGCTGGAATTATGAAGCAGGGGGTGCATATAGTAAGCGTCAAAAGACCAATGACGAGAAACACTTTATGTATCCAGATTATGATAAATTTGTTAACGATGCTCTGGCCAATGGAGGTGCATTATCAACACCGCCAACTGACCTTGATGTGAAAGTAGGAACACAGTGCAACTTAAAGTGTATTATGTGCTATCCGGGCAGTAGTAGTCTACATCAAGACGAACAAGAAGAAATGACATCTAAAGGTATAGAGCTTCCTGGCCTTCTAAAGATGTTCGACAATAGAGTAAAAGAATTTAATTTTAAGGTTGAAGATTTTAATCCTAGAGATTTAGATATCGAACCAATAGTAGAAAATTTAGACCCTAGTTTGCAACAGGCCATACACATGAGTCTAGTAGGCGGGGAGCCGTTGGTCAACAAAACCACACAAAGATTATTAGAGCAATGTGTGGAAAAAGGTTATGCAAAAAATATGATGTTACAGATCATCACAAACCTATCTGTGATCAATCCTAAAACCATAGGATTGCTAAATCAATTCAAATATCCGATGCTATGTATTAGCTACGACCATATTGATCCTGCAAAATTTAATTTTATAAGATATCCCGCAGACTATTCGGTGTTTAAAAGAAATTTTGAAAAACTTTGGGAATATGAACATATAGAGAAAAAACTTAGTACTACCTGGGGTATTTTTAATATCTTCGATTTCGAAGATATCTTTACCGAATGGGAAACTATTGCACATAGAACTACTAATCGTTTTGTTATAAACTTTGGATTAATTTATTATCCAAATTATTTTAGTCTACGCTACCTAGAATTAGATCAAAAACAAGAAATAACTGACCGAATCAACAACTTTATGACACGCAATTATGATTATAAAATATTCCGTGATAATCCAGAATTTGTAGAAAGTGTGATTAGCGTGCCGGGTTATATGGGAGATGAAAATCTTGACCACACTGATGTGTGCAGAGAAAGAACTCGAGTTTTGAGAATTTACGATCAAATTCGAAATACAGATTACAGAACAATGTTTCCTTACTTAAAAGATTATGAATAAAGAAACATTTTGTATTATGCCTTTTATTAATGTCTATTTAGAGCGTAACGGAGATTATGTAGCCTGCGGTCACAGTCAGACCGGCGATACAAAAAATAGTAACATTAATACTCACACTATAGAACAAGCGTGGAACGATGATTATTTTGTTAACTTAAGACAAGATTTACTCAATGGTGTTAGAAACAAAAATTGTCAAGTATGTTGGAATAGAGAGCTTCGAGGAACAACCAGTCAACGTCAAGAGTTCAATAAAGTGTTTAAGAATCTAAACACAGACATTAACATAAAAACAAAGTCTTTACCTTCGATGTTAGGATTAAAATCAGATAATACTTGTAATTTAAAATGTATTACTTGTAATCATTATCAGAGTTCTCAGCATGAGAAAGAAGTAAAATTGTTTAGAACTGAAAATATAAAAATGCCTAAATGGCTCGAAGTCATTGAAGAAATTAATCAAGGTAATTTCTATGCAGGCGATTATATCTTAGAAAATATCGAAAGTTTATTAAAGAATAAGATTAAACTAGAACTACAGGGTGGTGAACCATTAATTAGTCCCGTAACACACAATCTCTTGGATTATTGTATTAGACACAAATATACAGATATACACTTATCAACTACAGTAAATCTCACTAGTTTAACTGACGATATGTTATCTAAGCTAACTCAATTTCCAAAAAAAGAACTATGGATTAGTTGGGATCATATAGAGGATGAAAAATTTAGGCTCATAAGATATCCTGCTACTTATTCCAATTTCTTAAAAAATTTAGACAAACTAATTTCAGCAGGCAATCGAAATCTTGGAATATCTTTTACCATAAGTATATTCAATATATTTGATATAGAAGAAATTCTAGACACTTTCGAAAAGACAGCAGAAAAATATAATATAGAATGGTTAGATGTTGTACTTAGAATCGTATTTCAACCAGACTATTTTTCTTTTGAATATCTAGAACCCGAACAAAAAGAAAAAGCTATATGTCTTCTCAAAAAATGTTCAAATAAAGATTTAAAAATATTAAGTGATAGCAAAGGATTTAAGAAAGGTATCCTAGATTCTATCGAAATTTTACAAAGTCAAATAAATGATTTTAACGAAGTAGTGACAGAAAGAACCAGAGTTCTGGATCTATACGATATCACTAGAAAAACTAACTACCAAAAACTATATCCTTTTATTAAGAGGTACGAATGAAACAATTATTTCCATTTAGCATAAACGATCCGTTGCCGACTGTTAAAAAATCAACAGAAATAACCAAATACGGTTTTAAAGACGACGAGAGAGATATTTTAGATCTTGGATTAGGTAGTAGTGGTTGTTTCTTACTCGGATTTAAAAGAACAGACTTAATTGACTCGGTTACAGACGAATTAAAGAAATACCCTTTCTGTCAAGGAGACTTCGTTACAGCTAATTATTTGACTACTTTGCTTTCTCAAAAACTTTATAATTTATCTAACGGTTATTATCCAATGTATTCTTTATCAGGCAGTGATGCTATAGAGGGTGCAATTAAACTAGTTCATATGTTTCATCAAGGAAAAAAGAAAAAAATTATAGGTTTTCAACACTCTTATCACGGTTCGACATATATGAGTTCTAGTGTGAGCGGAAGTGAATATATTACAAATATTTTTGGGCGTCATAATGATTGTCAAATTATTTCATATGATCAACTAGATCAAATCGATTCCGATACCGCAGCAGTAATAATAGAAACTTGTTCCTGGCAAGGCGGCCTAATTGATTTAGGTCAAGAATATTTTCAAAATCTGAGAGATATTTGCAATAAAAATAACGTATTATTAGTCATCGATGACATAGCATTTTGCGGAGGAAAAACAGGGACCTTATTCGGGTTCGAAATGTACGGTGTTCAACCGGATATATTTTGTATAGGAAAAGGAATAACAGGAGGTTATTTTCCCTTAAGTGCAACTCTTTGTAACCAGCGTGTTGCAGATGTCGTTAAACCACAAATGTTGATGCACGGATTCAGTTATAGTTTTCCTATGGCCGGGATCATTAGTGTTTTAAAATATCTAGACATAATCGAAAAAGAAAATATTTTATCGATGCACGATACAATTATTTCAACTGCAAGATCATTATTTGATGATTTAAAAAATCAAAAATTAATCAAAGACTATAGAAACTTCGGAGTATGTTTTAATCTAATCTTAAAAACAGAAATATCAAACTATTTAGAAAAAGAATCTATTTTTTACAAACATGGAATGCATATGGGGATTTGGAATAGCAGTCGAGATGGAGTTTTAGTGATGATTCCTATCACCGCCGAATTTGACTATTTTGATTCTTTAAAAAATAAACTCGTTTCAGTACTAAGCGAAACTAACAGTGATTGCTAATCTTCTAGATTTAATATTTTCTACATTATGAATTTTAGTAACATCTAGTTGGTGCCATCTATTTGTTTCTATTTTAATTTTTTTAATTTCTCGTATTCTATTATGAGGTATATATGTACTAGGTTGCGGAACTAAATTTTTAAACTCTTCGAGAGGTTCGAAAAATATTGTATCAGCATCGCCGCTTTCAATAAGATAATTTAAAGCTTTTGTTCTAATTAGATCTACGTGAGGAAAGAATAAACTCCCCCGATCGAAGTTTTGAATGTGTACAGCCATAAAAGAATCATTGATATTATTTCTAACCCAATCTGTAACTTTATCTGATTGAAACATAGTCATTGTACACATACCGGAAACTTTCTCAGCTTCTTTAGGAGATATACCTAATCCTAATTTTACAGTAGGATAACTTTCGTCTATGGCTTCTTCTATTCTATTATCGATATAAAATTTTTCAAACCTCTCCGCCTGATAAGAAGAATTTTTAAATGCTAAATCTAAAATATGATCTCTTAAATCGATCGGGATTTGTACATAATTTAAATATTCAAACATTCCAGTACGACTCCTCTATATCCATATTCAATGTGTACCTCCATTGAGAAGTATAATTCCAAGAACCGTGAGGAAATTTTCCATCAAATGCAATAATATCACCGGTCTTAAGATAAATTTTATTACCGTTGAGTTCAAAGCCACATTCGTCTAGAGACCCGGCAGGTATATCAACCGCAACAATTATCGCAAAGGCTTTTTTAATGTTTGATAAATCTTCTCTCATGTCATAAGTATAATCAGAATGTACTGGAATCATACCCCCCGGAGATATACAGTTTAAACTAAAATTAACTATCCCTGGTAAATCGTAAGCTGCCTTAGACATATTGGGCATCAATAAAGACCATTCAGTATAATTACCTGCTCTTATACTAGGAACAGTCCACCATAACTTTAATATATCTCTCATAGGTAACTGATGTCCATATTGATTTTCGAACCAATCAAGAGAAGCCATATCACTTTGTTTTTTATATTTTAAATATTCTTTTAATTCTTCTTGAACTACTAACAGAATATTATCTATCAAATTATAGTGACGATACTGTTTATAATTTAACAACATCAATAAAGTACCTTAGGATTAAAATTATTTGTTTCTAACCATAAATTCAAATGTTCTATACTATAATCTTTATGTATTTGCCAACATAATACTATTCGTATCTTACCATCAAAATTTTCAATACTATGTAATTGTTGATGATTAAACAATGTTGGTTTTGTTACAGTGTGCGAAAATACTCTTTGAATTTTTTGATCGCCTTCAACATACTCGTCACCCCATCCGTATATTGTACCCTGATCGTGTATGTTCCAACCTCCCGGAACATCATAATAATATGTTTTATGATTTCCGTTATTGTCTTCAATTAATACATTGAGTGCGTTGAAATAAGATACATTGTCATGATCGTCAACGTGAATAGGACAATGAGAATTTGGTTGTAAAAAAAATGCTGCAACATTTCCTGATAACCAAGGAAAAAAATTCTTAGCTTGATTTATCAAATCAGGCCTAACAGAGGCCATATTCCAAACCGCAGTTCCTTTATAGTAATCAATAGGAAAATCTAGAGTTTTAAAAACATCTTTAGAAAATTTTACAAAATCGTCGTGATCAAATTCTATCATTCTCATAAATTTTTAAACTCCAAAGATTCTACGTTAAATCTATTTTCCATAAGATATCTAGCAGGAGGTCTATCCGGCAATCGAATTCCTTGATTTTTTTCTATGTCTCTGCGGATTATTTGATGCAAGAAATTAGTCACACCGTCTGAAACAAAGTCGCAATAAGGTCCAGTTAACAATTCTTCCATATGAATATCTGTTTCATCGCACCATTGTATTACTCGGACTGACTTTCCATTAACATTGACCATCGTATGATATAGATTATTATCCCCGGGTATATCTTCGAACGGTACACCATTTTTTTCGCACCAAATTTTAATAGCTTTATATGTGTCACTTACGTACATTCTTTCTTGATTAGGATAACGACCTATGTCGCTTCCGTATCGTATTCTAAAATGTACTGGTGTCCAAGGATTGCTACAAATTTCATCTAATATAAAATGTAACTCTTCTAGACTTGCCATAGTATAACCAATCGAATATGTCATCATTCCTAACTCATAACAGTTATCAATCGCTTGTAATTGTTTCTTTCTTAGTGTTTCATTATTAAGATAGCTAGGATGATTCAATCCTATAGTTAAAGCAGTAATTCCTGCTTCCTTAATTTCCAATAACCAATCCTTGTCTGCTAGTCTAATACCGTTAGTTAATGCTCCAAGAGCATTATTAGGCCATCTTTCTTTTACACGCCTAACCAATTCAGGAAAATCTTTTCTTATTGTTGGTTCTGCTCCTGCAAAGTTAATATCAACATCTCCCTGATTCCATTTTTCGATTCTAGATATTATTTCATCTATCGAAATATCTAATGTTTTATTATCAGGAATATGATAGCAATGAGGGCAATCAGCATTGCATCTATCCGTTACTTCTGTTAAGATGCTTTTTTTAGTAAATGTAAAAGAAGCATCGGTGTAAATTAAATTTTTATAAAAAGTGTAATCACGTTCGAGCATATGTGTTGTGATACCGTGAATTTTACATTTTTTAATCATCCATAATTGGTCGTTAACATAGTAGGTATATCCCGGTATATGATAATGGCACTGATGGCACAGACTAACTGTTGGCTCTAAAAGATGGCCGCCTAGAGATTCTACGTGTTTAAATACCGAGTCGAAGTCCAGTTGATTAAATTGGTTAATTTGAAAAAAAATTTCTGACATTTTATTGTATATTAAATATAACACTATTTATTTGGTAATAAATTGCTAAAACTGTATAATGAAAAATTGGTAGGATACTGCGAATCCGGAGTATCAGAATTTGGCCTTTACGGTCAGGACACCGAACAGGTATTTGTTGGTAATTTGAAATCTCAATCTCAAGATTGGATCTATAGAACAAAACGAGTTTTATATGATAGAAATTCTTACGGTCATAGATCTAAAGAAATAGAAAATCTAGACAAAGATTTTATTTTATTTTTAGGCTGTAGTATCACAGTAGGTTCTGCTGTTTCATTAAAAGAAACTTTTCCTTATTTGGTTTCACAGCAACTAGGAATTGATTATTACAATCTTGCTGTAGAAGGAGCGGGTTATGACCTCGTGTCATTCAATCTAAGTTCCTGGTTTAAACACATAAAACTTAAACCACAGGCAGTGATCATAAAATGGCCACAGATAGTCAGAACCTTTAGAGCATATCAAGATAAAATTGTTCCTATAGGTCCCTGGTCTTGTAAATCCGATATCGGTGATAGAATATCTGAGCAGGATTGGAGAAATTTTAATTCAGTTATCGACACTGATTACTTTGATCATTATAGTAAAATTATCAGAGACACTATAGTTTCGATGTTAGAATATCAAAACATCAGAGTCATTGAAGTTGACAACACTAATCAAATTGATTACGGCAGAGATTTAAAGCATCCAGGTACGAAAACTCACGAATTGTTTTTCCGTAACATACTTAAAAGTTTCGGCCAATAGTAAAAATTTACGTATTTCCAATAATATTCTGTAGGATTAAATCCTCTAAAAATATCATTCCATTCATCTCTAGTCGTATGTAAAAGATACTCGTAATCTAATCTAGGATCTATTGTTGTAAGAGCATTAGAAAACCACATTTGTTTTCTAGGAGCTTGGTAGGGACCTATTTCTTTCATCCAAAAGTCCATTAACTGATCAGCCTGACTTTTACTGCAGATATCGCCATCGTCGTGTCTGTTCCATTCTATAGGATTATTTTCTACGTCCGGGAATGTGTATCCGTACTTGTCTAAATTTTTTTCTATGTCTGAAAAGAATTTATATTTTAAATTATCGGTAGGGGGATACACTGTTAATGATGATACGTTAAACCAATCGATATATTTGTGTCCTTCAGCTTTAAACCACTCACAGGCCTGTTGTACACTATCGACTGTGTCGTGAGGTAATCCCATAACTAAGCCTACTGTAACGTATACGTCAGATCCCCAGATTTCCCTAGCCTTTTTCATAGCAGAAATTTTGTTTTCTATTTTACCACCTTTGTTAATTACTTTAGCAGTCTTGTCGTGCCAGGTTTCTAAACCGTAATAGATTTCAGTAACACCAATATCTTTCATCAGCTGTATCTGTTCTGGAAATTTATGAAATAAATCCATTCGACAATACGCCCAAAACTTAGGTTTAAAAGGCAAAGTTTCGATTACTTCTTTAATGTGTATTAATTTTTCTGTGGCATCGTTGAATGTATCGTCGGTGATCATGTATCTAGTACATCCCCACTTCTCCCAATTTTCCATTAACTCTGCTCGAATATTTTCTTTATATTTGATATAATCTCTGGTCTGTTGATTTCGATGAGGATAAGAACAAAAATTACAATTGAAGATACAACCTCTAGCAAATTCTAATGTTAATAATTCTCCTTGGACTAGACAATCTGTATCGACATATCTTGTAAAAGAACTTTTAAAATCAAATCGTGGATCCGATGCCTTGGGATCATAATTAACTATTTTATTAAAAATTCTTTTTGGTCCTTGGCCGCTGAGACTTTTAACATAATCTAGAATCATATTCTCGCTGAATCCAATGAATATATTATCTACATTAGGTTCAAAAACATATTCGTTAGATTTAGCACCACCTACTATACATTTAATTTTAGGATTTTTTTGTTTAACATAATCAACCCATTTGTCCGGATCCTCTTGACTAAAACAATGACTAAGGCTTTCATAATACCAAGAATGTTTGTCGTGTTTAAAATCTGTATGTTCCTTGTTGCTTTTGAAACCTACAGAATATCTAGGATTAATCTTATTAAGATTCCTGTAAGGGAACCAGGTTGTGGAATAACCAACAACTAAGGTGTCATCCCCAACTGCCTGATCAATTACTTCCTTATATCGATCCCACGTAAGGCTAGATCCGTATTCAACTGTAAGTACAGTAAATCCTGCTTCTCTGATCTCTGTGGCTAAACGATAACAACCGTAACCTCTGCTTAACCAATCTGTGCCAGGGGTGTCTGTAAAAAGAATAACATTATACATCTGTAATATCGTAATTTACGCACGAGTCAAAAATTCTTGCTGCGGACTTACTACAGAATAATCCACAAGCAGCCAAGCGTCCATTACTGTAGCCGCAACTCCAACCTTTCTGTATATTGTTAAAAAAATCGCCGTTAAGAATATCGTGCCACTCATTTTTCATTAGGTTAATTTTATCACTACCGTGTTCTGACCATAGTTGACCCCAACTGTCATTTAGGTCTTTGCTTTTTGATAAATGTACACAAGTTCCGGTATAAACACAGGGAAATAAAAATCCTTCTGCAGAAATATACATAGCCTTGCGACCTTGTACTTCACAAGTAATAGGACTGTTATTAGAAAGTTCTAATGCTTCTTTGAGTTTAAAAGGTTTAGATTTTTCTAATATCAACGGATGCACATACTTGTCCTGTGTAGGCTTTTCTATTTTAATGCCCCCCGTACCTGCGAGTTGCATTTCAAAAAGTGCGTCTAATAAGAACTTATGACTCTTACGAACAATGAATCTATCGAAACCTATAGATAAAGCAAAGTCTCTAGCCTGTTCAATTTGATGTTCGTTGTGCTTAAATGCGATAAATTGCCATTCGGTCTCGCCGCCGGCATCGATAAATGATCGAGCATTTTCAATAGTCTTATCCCATCGAACATTAACTCTATAGATATGATTGGTATCTTCTAAACCATCTATAGCAAATCGGACCCAGGATCCTTTATCTAAGATCTTTGCCAATTCGGCCCACCATTCCGGATTACGCATTCCTCCATTAGTACTAACTTTGATATTAATATGAGGTGCTCTCTGTTTGATAATTCTACAGACTTCTAAAAAATTTGGAGCAGCACAAGGATCACCAACCATGCCGCTAAAGAAAATACTTTCTAAGTTATCAAAGATTTCTTGTGGAATACGTTCTCTGTAAAACTCTTCGGGTAACCAAGTTTGTTTAAACCAGCTATAATCTCCCGGACGTAGTTCTCTAGTGCAACTAGGACAAGCAGCATTGCAGACCGAGCTGTGTTCAATATCTAATTCTTTTATAGTGTCATAAAACATCATATATTTACTGTTAGTTTTTTTGGGCAATAAATATGTGACTATGAAACGAATTTATAAATTAGACGTCACTGTGAATATCGAAGAGCTTAGAGATTATTACAAGGCTATCGTTGAAAATTTTCAGCATAAAAAGTTTGTACACAGCGAACAGAAAAATTATATCAAGAAAGAAGCGTATACCACAGATCAGATTAACGAATTTGGCGACAATGTAGAACACGATTTAAATAGAATGCCCCACGGATGGAGCATACAATCTTATTTAGAAGATCAGTCGAGAATCTGCGCACCTTGGAATGTACTTGTTAAAGTACCTTCTCCGGAATGGAATACTGAATTATATTTTGGTATAGCGGAAAGAATCGCTAATAAATTTCCCATGGGTTATAGAATGGGAGTTAGCCTTTCTTATCCCGGATCGTATATTCCTACACACGTAGATGAATCGTGGCACGTACATATTCCTATCTATAGTCCAAAAAAGGCATATTTTGATTTTGACGACGCAGGAGAAAGATACAATCTAGAGGCCGGATCAATATATCTAGTAGATACTACCCAGATGCACAGCGTACATAATGAAGACACTGAGGATCGACCTCACATTATATTTTCAGTCGATGCTGAAGATGTCAATTCATTATTAGAGATCACTGGAGCAATTTAACAATAAGTACAAGATGAAATGTACTATCACCGGTCATACTTTTGGAATAGGTAAAATTCTTTATGATCATTTCACAGCCAAAGGTTGGGAAGTGCAGGGATTCTCTAGATCTAATGGATTCGACATCAACGATAAATTAGAAGAAATTGTTGAACTATCAAAAGATTGCGATCTGTTTATTAACAACTCATTTGTTAAAACTCATCAAATTGATCTGCTAAACAGACTAGAAGGCACAGTGCCTAAGATAATCGTTATGGGATCTATCGCTGGAGATTACTATGAACAGATGTATCCTAATTGTAGACCCTACGGCGAAATCAAACATCAACTAGAACAGAGATGTAAGAAATTAAGTTCAAAGTCTACATCTAACATCTTGTATATGAAAATATCTATGTTAGAAAATGCTGTCAGTTGCGACCATCCTATACTTTATAGTGATATTGTTTCCGCAGTCGATTGGTGGATCGAAAATCCTAGAATTAATCAAATGGACTTTGAACTTAAACTAACTGATTATACTAGGTCAAAGATCAAAGAGAATCTAGGTATAGATCTAAATGAGTAATCATGCTCTACTATTCCATGTAAATTCTGTTTTAATTAGAAGAGGAGTAGGAGTATATAGAATAGCAACTTGGCTAAGGCAACACGAATGGGACGTAGAAGTTATTGACTTCGGTATGTCCTGGACTTTAGACGAGTTAAAAGAATTAAGTAAATCTAGAATTACATCAAAAACTGTATTTGTAGGGTTTAGTAGTTTTTTTAATGCTTGGTCAGATACTCTTGAACAATATGCCTCTTGGTTAAAAACAGAGTGGCCTCACCTAAAGACAGTCATAGGCGGTCAGGACCTAATGACTACTCCAGCTAAGAATATTGATTACTGGGTAGATGGGTTTGGCGAGAACGCTATGTTAGAGTTAACCAAGTATCTAACCGGCAACAGCAATAAAATATCCTTTGATGCAAAGTATTTAGGCAATAAAAAGGTTATCAAAGCCAATCAATTTTATCCATCATTTCCTATGAGATCTCTATTAATAGAATACGAGGACAGAGACTTTCTTTTATCTAACGAATGGTTAGGAATAGAGCTAGGACGAGGTTGTAAATTTAAATGCGACTTCTGTAATTTTCCTGTTCTAGGTGTTAAAGGAGACTACAGTCGAGATGCTGAAGATTTTGAACGAGAATTACGAACTACCTACGAACGCTACGGTATAAAAAACTATTATGTAGCAGACGAAACTATCAATGATCGCACAGAAAAATTAATCAAGTTTGCTGATGTTGTTGATAGACTAAACTTTCAACCTTTTTTCAGCGGATTTCTTAGAGCCGATCTAATGGTATCGCGCCCGCAAGACTTAGAACATATTGCTAGAATGAGATTGTTTGGGCAGTTCTACGGTATAGAAAGTACGAATTATGAAAGTGCTAAAAGCATCGGCAAAGGAATGCATCCAGATAGATTGTTACCTGGGCTAGTAGAAATAAGAAAGTATTTTAAACAACAAGGTCCTTACAGAGGAGAGGTAAGTCTTATAGTTGGTTTACCTCACGAAACTAAAGAAAGTACTCATCGTGGTTTCCAATGGTTGATTGATAATTGGCAGGGCGAGGCTATGGCTGTTAATCCTTTAATTATACCTATGGATGATCACAATCCTTCGGAGTTCAGCCTCAAGTGGCGTGAAAAAGGATTTAGTATTACAGATAGAACTGTAGATTTGTTTCCAGAAAGTATCAGACAGATGTTTTTTAAATGGGGATTAGACAAACAGTTGCTATGGAGCACAGAACATTTGGATATATTCGATGCTGTAGAACTATGTAATCACTGGTGGACTAATTCAAATAAGTACGATTTCAAACAGGGTATTTGGAACATTGGTAACGAAATGTTGTTGAATGGTGTAGATTTTGATACGGCATTTAATATTGGTTTTCATCAAGACAATCAAGAAATTAAATGCTATAATAGAGATAAGCATATTAATGAATATAAAGAAAAAAAGTTTAACTGTAAATGAATAACGATAAAAAAAAGTTTTACCAACTTCTCGAACAAAAAACAGGCAGTCGCACCTTTTGTATATTGCCTTGGATTCATTTTGCCACAAGGCCTAATGGTGATATGCGGCTTTGTTGTTCAGCCAATGCCAGCGGTGCCGGCACAGATCATGGTGTAGGTTTAGTAAAGAATGAAAAGGGCGTACCTGCAAATTTTGGTATTAGTAAACCTTTAGAGGCGTGGAATAATCAATACATGAGAGATGTACGTCTAACTATGTTGGAAGGTAAAATACCTGCCAGTTGTGGTAAATGTATAAGTGAAGAAGATCAAGGTGTAATTAGTAAAAGGCTCTGGGAAACTTATACGTGGATGAATGACGGTATCGATTTAGAAGAGCTAGTTCGTCAAACTAAAAAAGACGGAACGATACCGGATAAACTCACTTATCTAGATTTAAGATTAGGACACACCTGTAATCTAAAATGTGTAATGTGTTCGCCTCACGACAGCAGTCGTTGGGTACAAGATTACGAAAAATTAATGAAAAAAACTACCATACCTATTGTTGCTGAACAGATGGAATGGAACAGTGATAAATTTAACAACACTTGGTATGAGAATCCGGACTTCTGGAAAGAGATGTATGCTCAGATACCTAATCTAAAACAGGTGTATTTCGCAGGTGGTGAACCCTTAATGATCAAGGAGCATAAACTTTTCTTGGAAGAAATCATTAGACAGGGTTATGCTGATCAAATTTTAATTCGTTATAATAGTAATGCACTCTTATTAGATGATGAAATTCTAGAACTATGGAAGCCTTTTAATAGAGTTAAATTTGCTGTTAGTTTAGATGCTACAGATCAACGCAATTGGTATATTAGATATCCTAGTGAGTGGGCAACTATTGTAGAAAATCTACACAAGTTAGATCGAACACCAGACAACGTACAAGTTAGTATAGCCACTGCTATACAGATATTGAATATCAAACACTTGCCAGACTTTGCTCGTTGGAAAGTACAACAAAATTTTAAGAAAATTAATCTGGGCCTAGTACCGGGCAATGTACAGATGGGTGGTGGGATCTTCAATATGCACCTATTGTACATACCAACATTTTTAAGCATACATTGTCTACCCTCCGAAGACAAAGTCGAAGTTCGCAGAAAATTCGCAGAGCTATCTAACTGGTTACACGAAAATTACCGGCAAGACGAAGACTATTGGAAGGACAATCCCTACGGTTGGCGTCGTTGGCAAGCTGTATTAGATTTTATGGATGCAGAAGATCACACAGATCAATTACCTGCATTTAAAGAATATATCAATAATCTAGATGAGATTAGAGGCACAAGCTTTCAATCAATATTTCCAGAGCTGTCACATCTAGTATGAAAATTGTAGAAGTTAAACACCGTTGGCCTGAAAATAAATTACGGATTGAAATCATGCTAGGCAATACCTGTAATTACAAATGTTGGTATTGTTTTCCAGGTAGCAATGAAGGCACACATCGGTGGCCCGAATATGATTTGTTTGTTAAAAATTTAGAACACTTATTAAATTACTACATTAAAAATCTAGATAAAAAAACTTTTGAATTACACATCATAGGCGGCGAACCCACTATGTGGCCAGAGTTCGGACGCTTCATACAACATTTTAAAGATAACTTTGATTGTATATTCAGTATGAGTTCTAACGGATCTAGAACACTACGCTGGTGGGAACAATATGGCAAGTATATGGATAAGGTTATACTTAGTTGTCATCATGAGAGTGTGGATGTAGATCACTTTATCAAAGTTGCCGATTGTCTATATGACCAACGGGTAATTATCACAGGTCTGGTATTAATGGATCCTAATCATTGGGACAAATGCATGGATTTAGTAAAACGCCTTAAGAAAAGCCAACGTAGATGGGGTATAGATATACAAGAGATCTATCATAGTACTATAAATTACAACGAAGAACAAAAAGAAATACTAAAGAAACATAGACTGCGTCAGGCTAATCCTTTTTGGTTCCTAATCAATAACAAACATACTTTGTTAAAAACTAGTGTAGTTACCGAAGACGGCAGTAAGATTAATGTTAAAAACAACGAAATCATACTGAAGAAGATCAATAATTTCTATGGTTGGGACTGTAACCTAGGCATTGATAGTCTGTTCATAGACAAAAATGGAAATTTAACAGGCGCTTGCGGAAACAATCTTTATAATTTAGATTTTCAATATAATATTAGAGATAAAGATTTTATAGAAAATTTCAAACCAGCTCTTAGGTCAACTACTTGCTCTAAATTAAGTTGTTGGTGTCAACCAGAAAGTAATCTCACTAAGAAAATTATTCAATCGTCTTCACCTTCGTCAGAGGTATATCTGCTGCACAGGTACACCAATCTCTAGTACACTCGATGGGCTGTTGCGGGACTGCAAAAGTACCTTGGTAGATGTTGCCCAAACTTCCGCCAACTCGACAGGTTGCACGATGTACATCACCGTCCCAATTAATCATTAGGCTTTCAAGTCCAGCATTGCACCGCCACCCTTTAAATTGATTTAAATGTTGTTTGATTACATCGTTAGAATGAATGATTTTTTCATCGTCTATACGGCAATTAGGTTTAGCTGTAGCGTCTTTATTCAATATCCACTGTAGGTCTTGTCCGTCGTATTTAAGATCATCGAATACATTATGATCGCCTTCGGTCCATCGTATTCTACGAACGGCATATTTAATTCCTAATTCGTCAAACTTCTTGACTACAGTCTTGACATTATGCATATACTTGTGATGTGCCATTACATTCACAAAAAAATCTCTCTCGGTAGTATCATAATATTTTAATATTGTATCAAAAATTCTATGCCAGTCTTGTTCAAAATGCAGACTGAATACTATGTGATTGTAAAACATTTCATGATCTAAATACCAACGATAACCCCTAGTTCCATTAGTAGTTAAGTTGACCCAAAATATGTCTTTTCTCTTAAAATAATCTAAAAGATCTTCTATGTCGGGGTGAACGCAAGGTTCGCCACCCGTTAAACTGATGCGTAAAGGCTTGCCTATTTCGCAGAGTCTATCCACTGCTCTCTCTAAAAGATTGATATCTGTATGGGGACTAACATTATCGTGTATCTCAGAAGGACAATAACTGCAATCGTAGTTACAGCGTTTACCTAGATTCCATTCTACTTTAAGCTGATCTTGGTGAGGCCAAGCTGAAGTAACCTTATACATATGCAGTAAACTCCGGTACAGCCTCTAATAAATTTTGATTTCTTGTAGTATCTAATTTACGATTAAATTCTAAAAAATCTTGCCATAAATGACTTTGATCCCTGGCTCGCAGATAGTTGATATTATCTTTAATTTGTTGTTGGGTAATTTTTTCTAGAATAGGATATTTTTCTATGTTAGGGAATGTACAAATTCTGTTAGATACTGTCTGCAATCTGCTGATGGCTAAGTCTTTTAATTCCTGCGGTAGTACTTGGGCCGATAGTACATTAGGATAACTTACACGATGGCTGTAGAATACTATGTTCATTTCATTGATAAAATAATCGATACACTCTGCTGCCTGTAAAATATTTCCAGCCTGTGCAGTAAATGCCCCTACTACTCTACTGACATTTGGTATTGTCTGTATTTCTTTGATGTTCTTTTCGACTTCTGCAAAGTTGCTATTGGTACGAATATAATCATATACACTATGTATACCATCAAGACTAACATTCACTGCTACAGATTTAAAATATGGCCAGTAGTCGTGAATAGTTCTATCTCGACTTATACCTAACGTAGTGCCGTTAGTAGCATACTTGATTTCTATGTTTTTAGCGTAAGGCTTTAACATATCTAAGATCTTATAGTGCTGCGGATCCATCAAAGGTTCTCCTCCCGCAAACTCTACTCTACGAAAATATGGCAAAAGTTTTTCGAAACTAACCCACCAGTTTTCAGTGTCATCAAAAGGACCAATGTACTGTCCGGGAGTACGCACCAACTTGGCCACTGTGGGAACAAGGTAGTTATTTTCTTTTTCATAAAAAGGTTTGACATAATCCCAGTCTTTCCAGCTAGTACTATCTAACGGATTGCACATTCTGCATTTTAAATTACAGAGATTATTAAGTTTAATTTCCATTGTAGGAAATTCAAACGGCATTGTGTAATCTTCACGTAGGCTATCTAGTGCGTTGGGATATAAATTAATTCTTGATTCAGGTATGACGCCATTGATGTGTCGTTGGCGCAGACTTTCTACACCTTGATCTTCTAGATCAAAACAGGGTTTGCAGACTTCAGGACGCTCACCGCAGAGCACTTGCCTGCGAACTTCACATATAGTTTCGCTGTTCCAAATATCTTCTATGCTCTGTTCTTGTATCCAACCCACAGGCTGACTACGGCAGCAGACCTTGACTGCACCGTCTTCTCGTGTTGCCAATCCTGTGAAAGGATGTATACAAAATGTTTTACTTTGATTGTTCATACAATTGGTTGTAAATCTTGTCGGCTATTAATTGTTGGGTTTTCAAACCTGGATGTTTATTATCTTCAGCATCATCGACTATTTTAAATCCGTCGAAACAAATATGATCAGAATTGATAAAATTAAATTTAAATTCTAATAATTCGTGAGGCGCTGCCGGATAATGAAGCCATTTAATATTTTTCTTTTCAAAAAATAAATCAGAATGTTGAATATATATCCAGGTCTTTAAACAATAATCTCTTTCAGTTACCTTTAATACCCATTGCTGTGCATATCGTTCGTTACTCCAAGGTCCTAGTCGTAAACGTAATAATGGGTTCATATCATCCTCAGTAAAGATAATATCTCGAATGTTATGTGACCACATAACAACAATTTGATCGGTTGATTGAAAATCAAAACTTAATATAGAATATAGTATTTCTAAATTACTAGATCCTGGCCTAGACACGTTTATCAGTGTTCTATTCATTTTGTTTGCTAGAATAACTGGCCAACCTAGATTACTAGCAGTTTCTGGAGGTATTCTACAACCATCAACTTCTTGATCTAGACAGTCGGGTAAACCATGTCCAAATGTATATGAACACCCAAATGTAATTAATCTTGACATTTAATTCCCCACTCTCGTTCCTTACACCAGAAACATTCTCCACACACCGGAACATATTGATAAGGTTTATAATTAGTATAATCTAAACCTGGAACAGTTCCTTCGCAGCTTCTAGTGGTATTAAGTAGATCCTCTAGCTCTAATTCATAATACTTTTTAATTATCCAACTTTTATCTAAAAATCTAAAAGGATGCGATACCAGTTTTCCCATATGTATCATTAGTTTAAGATGACGATTTTCTTCGGTAGGTTCTATATCTCTAGTATGCATTCCCTGAAAATCAACGCCTTTTGGATTTCGTGTAACGCCATTGAAATATGCATCAACATCCTGATTGATGCATACAAATTCTGCAAAGGATCTTAATTCTAGTGTGTCTCCACTGACTAACTTACCGTATTCATCGATAATGCTAGGACCTTTATTGGCCCATTCTAGTTCAGGAGGTACGAAATTTGTGTGTATTTGAAAATTAATTTTTGGAAATCGTTGAACTAACCAATTATAAACTTTTTTAAAATCGCTTTGTTGCCAGGGCTTAGTCTTCCAGCATCTAATGTTATTAATAACGTGTACAGTAAAAGGATTAATATTTCTTTCTGTTACTGTTTGACAAACTAGAAATGTCAGTAATGCGCTATCAGCGCCGCCACTTACCGCAATAGCAACACTTTTCCAATTATTATCAAACGGTATATCTACTTTCATAAGTATAATTATGCTTACTAAACTCGACCAAAAATTTTCTATAGAACCCATTATACAACAAGTTGATGATTTGGTATTTGAAAAACGTCTAGACTTGAATAAACCTTCTGGATCTTTCTTTCATGATCCTTGGATAATTTTGCCGGAGTTTGAATCAACTCCGTTAGGTGAGGTATTAAAGTCTTTAGGAAATATTGGGCAGGCTAGACTTCTTAAACTAGAATCTGCGGAGTCATATACTGCACACGCTGATCCAGATGATCGAATACATCTTGCTATTATTACCAATCCTTACAGTTTTTTAGTTGATATAACTGACAACAAATTATACCATCTGCCTGCCGACGGACAACTATGGTATATGAACACAGGCAAAATACACGTTGCGGCAAATTGGGGACCTCGAACTAGAATACATCTTAATGTGCGTGTTCTTTTACCGAGATACAACGAACAAGATCCTTTTCTTAAAATTAAAATTATCGAAGGCGACTATGATTGGAAGCAATTGGCGTACACACCGATTATGACATTGATCAATGCAGGTGTAAAAAATAATACAATTACAGGTTTCAAAGCAATCAGCGAAAAGGAAGTTTATTTAAACACGCTGACTCCAGATACATTTACAGGTGCTTTTGAATCAATTACCCGAGCAGGTGTTATTTTAGATTACCAGTATTGTATTTGAGGTTTGTTATTATCTTCAACCAACTTTCGTAAGTTTGTAGAACAACTTTTAACACAAACTAATTTTTTATCAGTGGTATAATGTTTAGGAAGACTTTCGCCCCAACCGCAAGAATTCAAAATATCAACGATATTAGTTCCGTGCAAATTTGGAATACCAATATCATCTGCTACATCTACAGCGGATAGTCTTAATCTTTCCCTAATAACATATTCGGCACCTTGCCAGTCAAGTCCGTCAGTGACATTTAATGCCTGTACAAAACAGCAGGGCCACACATTACCAAAAGTATTAACAAATAAGTCTCGACCAGTTTGACACTTCGGATCAATTTCAGAATTTTTAATTAGAGCATTATAAGTTTCTTTTTCTACTAACTTAACCATGTTTGGTTGCATAATGTATTCTTTATACTGCGGTTTCGTAGGTCCTTCGATATAGTATTCCACGTTACCATATTGATCTTTTACTGGGAACTGAGGTAATCCGTGAAACCTTTGTGTTGGTTTTAGAATAACTTCTTCAAACCCGATGCTAAGTAGATATTCTTTTAGATTTTCTGCCTCATCTTCGTTGTGTTTGAATAACAAAGTATCTGATCTTGCTTTGCCGCCAGCAGCTATAAATGTCTTAGCATTCTCAATAATTTTATCCCAACTAGTGTTTCGCCTATACATTTCATGCTGACCTTTAAATCCATCGATAGCAAAAACTACCAAACCTTTATTACCCAGAACTCTAGCAAGATTCGTCCACCACTCTTTATTTCTCAAACTTCCGTTAGTGTGAATGGCAAGTCTACAATCATCAGTAGTGTTATTAGCCAGATATTCGAATATTTCTAAACAATCTTTAGCCAGTAAAGGGTCTCCGTTATTTCCACAAGCATAAAAACTATCAAGTTTCATTAAGAATTCTCTAGGGAACCATTGAACAAACTGTTCTAAAGTAATTTCAGTATTTTTAATATGACTGCGTTCTTTGCCGCCGAACTCGTTTCTCGAACACATAGGACAGGCTGCTTGACATTTGTCAGTTAATTCGATATGAACTGATTTTATATTATGTGGATAAGGTAACATTCTTTCTTCCAATGATCATATATCGGTTGTATAAGGGCAATTCTAGTTCTCCGGACCACAATATGTTAATATTAGATTGTTCTTTAAATTCATCTAATGTTTTTGCTGTTCGAACGTGCTCCGGAATTTGATAATTATTACTTTGTAAAACAAGCAATGAGCTAGATGGAATACCATTTAGCCACGTATCATAATCGTACTGTGTAATATGTTCACAGCTGGTATTAATGATAACATCTGCATTACTGCTAATAACACACATATCGGCAGTGACTGCTCGAAACTTCCCTACCATTTCTTCAATCTTATTCATATTAACAGCGATAGGTTCGCACGTTGGATCAATATCAATACTACGAATATTAATGATAGGAATTTCGCTCTGGAACAACATACTAGCTAATACTCCAACCCATCCTCCGTGAATATCTACTGTTACAAATTTGTTTACGTGCTTACGTAAATTTTCGATTAACCATTCTTTGCTTTTAAGTTGTCCTCTCCAGAATGCATCCATGGTTCGCATAGGATTCGGGCTTTGCCGGATAGCCTGCATCCAGTAATGTAAATGTTCTGTATCTATTTGCATTTTGGTACTTTACTATCAGCTGAACTTACACAACTAGGTGTAATGCAGCGTCGAGGTTTATTAAACAAATTAAATCCTTCTGTTAAAGTTCCTAACAGTTGATCATGACAACTATAGGATCTTTTTACTTCATCGCTGCGAATTATAACACTTTGGTATCCAGAATTACAATGCCATCCTTGAAACTTATTAAAATCATAAGCGTTAAATCTTTCTGCCTGATCAAACAAATACTCTTTATCATTAGTATCATAAAGTACAATTTGATATAATTCTTCGGCGTTGGCCTGCTGAGGAAAACCTGTCTGCATCAGGTTAATCATTTCCTTGGTATATCCATCTACAACGCCGCTGGCCGTAGGATCACTCTGAGGCTTCAGAGTTACATTGATTCCTCTTTTATGCAGTCTTTCACAGCGTTCGTATAATTGAAAAAATTGATCCGGCACCATTACTTGATTGATTGTAACATATACGTTGTCGTACATAAGCTGAAGGCATTTATCACCAAATTCCTGTTCTTTAGCGAACTCAGAATGATAGCTTGCTGTAATACTTCTTCTCTGCAAATTAGCAGTAGTATTCGACCAATTTTTCCACCATTTGCTTCCCGGACTTAAATTGGTAGTCATATGTATGCTCTGATACGGACTTTCTAAATCATTTTCTAAATGTCTTGCTAGATCTAATAGTTGTTTATAGGCCGTTGGTTCGCCACCACTGAAGCTCCAATGAAACTCTGTAAATCCATTCTGTCTTGCTTGTCTTTTAATTTCGTCTACTGTATTTTTATAGATGTCTAGTGATTGGTGATCAATTCTATCCGATCTTGCATACGGCCAGCAATATGAACAACTATAATTACAAAATCGTCCTAATATCCAACTTACAGAGAACAAAGGTCTTTCTAACATAGTTCTCTGTCCAAATTTAATTATATTTTGAAAAGGTATTTTTTGAAAGTCGTGTGTCATAAACTGCTATTATTTAACCTATCATATATTGTATTTTTAAGATTAAGGTTATATAATATACTTGTGGTCGTGAGTGGAATAGGCAGACCTCCCGCTCGACTCATAGTCGAGAATGGGGACGGGGCGCTGAGTATAACTCGCAGCCTTTGTAGGTTCGAAACCTACCGACCACACCAAATTCTAGAATAAGTAGAATAACATAACTTAAAGGAAACAATTATGTCAAATACAGTAGAACAACTAAAAGCAGACTTCGAAACATTTTTAGCAGAAGATGCAAAGTTTACAGCAGGTAACTCGGCAGCAGGTACTCGCGCTCGTAAAGCCCTACAAGAAGTGGCTAAGAGTGTAAAGGCTCGCCGTAACGAAATCACTGCAGAAAAGAACGCTCGCAAAGAAGCAAAAGTAACAAAGGCCTAATATGGACGATAAGGATAATTACATCCTTAGCGGTAGCGAAACTGACAGCATCACAGTCACTGATACAATAACTTTGGATCTTGACATTGGTGCTGTTGGTGCAGCTCTGGAACTGGATGGTGTGCAAACTATCACCTTGGATGATTTAAATATGACTTCATCGACTATAACTTTTCCATCCTCAACTTATACAATTAGTGGAGGTGGCGGGGGAGTATACACAACGAACGGGACTAGTGGTTACACTTGGACTCAAAATTATGCACCCACCGTAAACATAGACACTGATGGTGTTAATATAAAAGAAGGTGGCGATCTTAAAATTGGTAATGTTAGTCTTAAAGATTTTATCTCAAAGATGGAGCAAAGATTAGCTATACTGGTTCCCGATCCAGAAAAACTTGAAAAGTTTGAAGCTCTCAAAAAAGCCTACGAACATTATAAAACAATGGAATCATTGTGTTTCCCAGACGAGAAAGAAGAGAAAGATGAATGTTAAACTGGTATCCTATTCACAACCAACAGCAGAATTTGCCGGATTGGGTGTCGACGATGCACAAGAACTCATTGCGTATTGCGCCCGTGTCAGCAACCCAAGCAACCAACTCAATACAGAGACATCAGAGAAGCTTATTCGATATCTTGTTAAACACGCACACTGGAGTCCCTTGGAAATGGTTTCAGCCTGCGTTGAAATCACCACAACCAGAGACATCGCAAGACAGATCCTACGACACAGAAGCTTTGCCTTCCAAGAGTTTAGTCAACGATACGCTGACCCTACAAAAGATCTTAACTTCGTCATTAGAGAAGCACGGTTGCAGGACACAAAAAACAGACAAAATTCTGTCGAATTGGACATGGCAGACCCTGAGCAGAGAGAGCTTGCACGTCTATGGGAAGAAAAACAACAGGCTGTTATTAGAGCCGCTCGAGAGGCCTACACTTGGGCTGTGTCAAACGGTATAGCCAAAGAGCAAGCTCGTGCTGTTCTACCCGAAGGAAACATTGAAAGTAAACTTTATATGAATGGTACCTTACGGTCTTGGGTACACTTTATTGAATTGCGATCAGCTAATGGTACACAAAAAGAACATCAGTTAGTAGCACTGGCATGTGCCAAAGCTATTGCTGCAATCTTTCCGATGACTGAAAGTCTAGTTAATAATGGATAAAGAAGTTTCTCAGTTTTGTGAAAATTATGAGGTACGTGTCCTAAACGATCAAAAGCGTAGGGCACGGTATCATCCTCCTAGATTTTTTACAGACCCCGAACGTGCTGATATTATTCGTAATGATATTGTAGAATACGAAACCGAAAAAGTAATCACTTTAGAGATTCCGGAAAGTCGCCTACGAACACTGATAGAGTTAGAACGTAAGTTTTTCAAATGGCAACATCATACTAGAAGCGAAGTTGATCTATTTCAAACTCTTATGGACAAGGAGCGAGAAGAATCTTTTTATCGTAACACTAATCCTGCTGTCCAAAAATCCTACGAGCAGTACTCTATAATGTTAAATATGGCTGGATATCAAAAGAGATTTTAAATGAACGCAGATCAAATCCTATTCGCATTTTTAGCTTTTATTTTTTGCACATCCTTGATATATTCTTTTACAGGATGGAAAAATGTTGTAAACTGCTACAAGATGTGGTTCACTAGATCTTATTGGACAAACTACAATATCATAGAAGCTGCTAGTTGGTTAGCTAAAGCGTCTATTATCGTTCCAGGTTTGATATTTGGAATACAAATTTGGCAATTATATTTTGTAGCACTGGCCACTAGCATGACATTAATTTGGGCCAGTAATAAAAAACTACTACCAACATTGGTAGGATTTAACACACTTTGGATTTGGCTAGCTTGTATGGTGCTGTCCCAACATCTTGTAAAATAAAATACGTCAAAAAAGAATCTTATTGACGAGTTTTTTAAAAGATCGTATAATTAAAATGTTCGACAGAAAGAATATATTATGAGAAATTATTGGACTTGTTCACCATTTGCTGATTGGATTCGTGGCACTACTAAGTTAAAGTGCGGTACTGGAAAAGAATGGCACGAATGGGAGAAGGCTGCTAAAGACAAATATCCGATCCGTTGGTGGATTGCTGAAGAAGGTTTGGATAAAATTCAAGATGTTTGGTGTTACATTCCTGAAAGGATCAATGATGTACGCTACTATATCAACAATCGCTGGATCACTAAAACCCACGCTCTTACTGCTCATCCAAGCGATATTCCTCGCGGCGAGTGGCGTGATGTTGGCAACCGTTTTCTTCCATGTTTGTTTAATGAGCTTGTTGATTTTGTTGAAGTAGAACAGGCCTGGCATACCTGTATGTGGGACGATGAAGCACGTAAAAAGTATTCTCCGCCTTGGTGGCGCAGTGGTTGGCTACGTTGGAGAACTTGGCGCTGTCCAGAAGCAGGCGTCGCTCATCTAAAATGGGCAATGACTCTTACCAATAAAGATTTCATCGAAGAAGGCGAACAAGAAGATCCTACTCATCAGGCTAAGGCTGCTAAAGAAATCTTAGAGCTTTACACCTGGTGGAAAGAAATCTACCCAAATCGCCCCGATGTTTATGACGCTAGCGGTTGGAGTGCCTACTGCGATATGCGTCGCGAAAAAGGATATCACCTCCTTGATATGGAAGATAAAACTCCAGAAGAAGCAGAAATGTGTAAGACTGCTCTTGACAAGAGTCGTGAGTTGGAAGCAAAATACGAACAAGAAGACGAAGAAATGATGATTCGTTTAATCAAGATACGTCAATCACTCTGGACATAATAATGAGCTTGCTTGATAATTATAAACACAGTACAGAAGACCTGTATGCAAAATATCTTCAATTCACCGGTGTGATGTTAGAAGAATATGATGCTATGGAAATAGCAGGTATAATGGCTATACAGGCGCTGAGTCTATATAGAACCTGTATGAGTGAAGAAGATTATCAACGAATGGTCAAAAGCATTTACGACCAACGAGATCAAGTTAAAACATTTAATGATTAATATGGAATTACAGACACCGGCGGAGGGTATTCTTAAAAAGAATGATTGGGGTGATGCCAAAACATATCATGTGGTCTGTGACTGCGGCTCAGAAGATCACACTCACGATCTTTGGATCGAAGCCGAAGATGTTGGTATTACTGTTACAATCTATGCCACAGTGAAATCACCTTGGTGGTCTATGAATAGGTTTAAACAGATCTGGACCTTACTTGCTAAAGGCTATCTTGAACATCAAACTGTATTAACAATGAATGAGCAGACTGCTCTAAACTATGCAGAAACTTTAAAATCAGCAATTAAAGATGTCAAAGATTTCAAAAAGCCCTGAACGACACAGCTTCCAAAAAGAGGGCTATGTCAACCGTCAGGCAGAAAAAGGTGAATCTGTCAACGAAGATTATATCGATTGGTTTGAAAAAATAATCGACGATCATAAGCGTAAATTCGACGATCCCAAAAGCAGAATCAACAATATGGAATACGATCTCCTAACCACTGATTGGATTCTGGAGAAAGTTCGTGCTGACGATGCCTATGCACAGAATTTATATGCGGCTATGTGTAACAACGGTTTTATTAAAATGGATATCATTCCTATTCTTAAAGAAGAAGAATGGGGTTGCTCTTGGAGATCAGCGGGCGGCATAATCGCAGATATGCAACAAAAAGGCGATTACATCGATTGGTACTGTTCTGGTATTCGAGATATCGGTATATATCCTCCGGCGGACGAAGAGCCAAAAGAACTCACTGAAGAACAAATGGCTAGAATAGAAATGGTTAACAGATATGTGCCGGAAGGCCTTATAACCGACGAGATCCGGAATGATCTCCAACGTCTTGGTTGGGCAGTGGCGCCTGATGGAGATTGGCTTAAATTTGTTTAACCTAATAGGAGAAAAGTAAACTAAAATGACCTGGGAACTTTATGAGGTCTGGTCCGAAGTTGACGGACACGAAGAACTTATTGACACAACCAAAAGTCGTAAAGAGGCTATTCAATTAGCCAAAAAAGCCATTAATGAAGGTGCAGAAGTTTCCAAAGTATTTAGAGAAACTGCCGACGGCGACTATGAAGAAATCGAACGGTTGACAGCATGACAGATTGGCATTATAATATATACATACTGTTAAACACTAGGAGCAATTGATGGCCAAACTCTCTACTAAGACTCGTGTTACCGCTAAAGACGTAGCGGCACATCGTGCAAATTCAAAGCGCGATCTAAGTCCAAAATGGGACGGATACGAAACTATGTCCACGGACGAGTTTTATATGCACTTTCGTCGATCAATGGATTACTATCGTGTAGAGTTTAGCGGGAGAGATCTTAAACCTAAAGTAATCAATTGGATGGGAGTTAATGGTTATACTAAGGACCAAGTTAAAGCCTTTAAAGATACCAAAGACTTTCGTTGCGGCGGAACTATGGGAGCTATAGCTGCTAATCTTCTCAGAGGAATGCCTCCAGTTCGAGCAGACTTTAATGAAGGCAGAAATACCGCTCAATGGCTAGGGGAACAGATTTCTAAAATTATCGAAGAAGGCAAAGACGACTACGAACCAGAAGTTACTGAGGAAAAGGCTGCTGTACCTCAGATAACTATCCAAGAACGTGTTCGCGAAGCTACCTTTGTAATGACCGAAGAGATCGAGGACACTATCGAATCATTTAGTCAAGATCCCGAAGCTTTTGATCCTAAAGCATTTAAGGTACTTAATCTTCTGCGTGGAAAACAGACCAAGGCTGCTCACGCTCGCATCATTAAAGATTATTATCAGCGCCAATATAACGAATATCTAGAGCTTCAAGAAGGTAAATGCGAACAGCTCAAAGAAGCCTATCGTCACCTAAGCAAAGCACAGGTCAAAAAAATCGTAACCTTCTATCAAGAAATACTGTCGGCCTGCGATATGCTGATGCAGGAAGCCAAAGTTAATCGTAAGCCACGTGCTAAGAAGTCTAAACCCGTAGAGAAGATCGTCGAAAAGCTCAAATATTTGAAGCAAGATGATAAGCTCAAACTGGTTTCTATTAGCCCTGCAGATATCGTGGGTGCCAAAGAACTATGGATCTTCAATATCAAGACCCGTAAGTTAGGCAAATATGTTACCAGCGAATTTGGTGAGCTCGGAGTTAAGGGTACTTCTATCACGGGTTTTGACGAAAATCGATCTGTGCAGAAGACCTTGCGCAAGCCCGAAGAGCAACTCAAAGAGTTCAAAGCGGCAGGTAAAGTAGCCCTGCGTAAGTTCTTAGAGGACATTAAAGCAGTAGATATCAAGCTCAACGGTCGCATCAACGAAGATACAATTCTACTTAAAACTTTGTAATTCAATTCTTGATCTGTCATAGTTCTAAATAAATACTAGACTATGACAGACCAAAACAATCTAGATAAAGCAATCGCATACCTTGGCACAGCTCTAAAAGACCTGGCCAATAACACCAAACCTGTTTTTGACTTTAACGATATCGTTAAATCGATACCGAAAAGAGGTCTAAGCGGAGATCATATAACGGGCGGAACAATAACTGCATTTTCTAGCCTAGGTATTAAAGATGATGCTACTTCTACTAAGCTAGTAGTAGGCAACGACGGTATTAAAATCGACGTTTTAAGTGTAGGCACATTACAAGGAAACCTCAATGTTTCCGAGAATATAACAGCCAAAAATCTAACTATCAGTGGGCATCTCAAAGCAGCAACTATTGAAGTAACTGAAATTTTATCAGATACTAGAATAGAAAGGTCTGCTTCTTTAGAGTTTAAAAAAACTGAAACTGAGTCTTTAGAAAACAAAGGACTTTGGTGGATCGGTGAAGGCTATGCTAAACAATTTGTTTACAAACCATATCCTGATAGATTCTTCAGTACAGAAATAATCGATATCCACAAAGACAAACATTACGCTATTAATGGAGTTCCTGTATTGGCTCCTAATGAATTAGGTAACTCAGTGACTAAAAGTTCTCTCCGAGAGCTAGGAAGATTAAAAGGTTTAATAGTAGACGGTGATGTAATAATCGATCAGTATATTGTTTATAGTTCTAATAGTAATAGGTTAGGTCTAGGAACCGAAGAACCCAATGCCGCTTTATCTGTAATGGAAGATGGTGTTGAAGTATTGTTAGGCACTAAAGATCAGACCAGAGGTATCGTAGGAACTTACGCAAGTTTACCTTTCGACATCGTTACTGATAACACAGCTAGAATTACCGTACAACCAAACGGCGATATAATTCTTGGTAATCAAAATCAATTTCCAAGTAAAGTTTTTGTTCATGGCAAATTATCTATCGGTGCTAAAAATCCCGACGATCGTGCTGCATTACACGTTCAGGGATCTATAAAGTTCGACGACAGATTACATCAATACGGAGAAAGATTTCCTAGCAGCGGCAATTACAATAAAGGGGACGTGGTCTGGAACACTGAACCAAGACCCGGATCTTATATTGGCTGGGTCTGTATTTCTGCAGGCGCACCCGGGATATGGTTACCATTTGGTGATATTAAACCTACACTGTGAACTCGGTAATAGTTTTAGGCAACGGCGAAAGCAGGTCAGCCGTTGATATCGACAATCTCAAGAAGATATATCCGATAGTAGGTTGCAACGCTATACACAGAGATATTACTGTCGATCATCTAATTTGTTGCGATCATCGAATGGTCTTTGAGTCATTAGAAAATAAAAACAATCTATCAACAAAAATATATGTAAGAGAAAGATTTTATAAATCTTTCAAAAAGATACAAAAAAATAAAAATATATGTCAACTTCCTGCAGTGCCTACAAATGGCAATATCAAAAGAGATAACCCTGAACATTGGGGCAGCGGTCCGTATGCAATATTAGTAGCCAGTTTATTAGATCATGATCAAATCTATCTCATAGGTTTTGATCTTTATTCAACTAATAACAAATTTAATAATATCTATAAAGGTACAAAAAATTATAACAGTACCGATTCTTTACCAGTAGATCCTAGTTTTTGGATCTATCAAATATCCGAAACGTTCAAACATCATACCCATAAAGAATATATCATTGTCAATTATAAAGATTGGAAAATGCCTAAAGAGTGGATTTTAGACAATGTTTCTTTTATGGAGATAGAGAATTTCAAGAATATCGATCAAGGTCTTGCACTTCAGCTAAATATCGTGTAATATACATATAGAGGACTTCTATGACGCTCACCCCTCTTTAAATACTCTGCGTGTCATCAAACTTACTCGCTTATGCATTTTATAGGAGGCAAGAGATGGCGAAATATCTTTCAACAAAAACTTACGGTAACGACAGAGGCCTGTCATGCTGTTTTAGACAATGGCGTTCAACACACAGCCATTGCTCACTGCTACATGGTTATTCCATTGGCATCAAACTAATCTTTGAATCTGAAACCTTAGATGATCGGAATTGGGTCATGGACTTTGGCGGACTTAAAGCTTTTAAAGAATGGAGCGAATGGCAGTTTGATCATACTATGGTCATCGGCAAAGACGATCCGGAACGCGGCACATTTGTAGAACTAAACAAAATCCAAGGCGGATTTAAAAACATGGGCATCATCGATCTACGTATTGTAGACGGTGTTGGCTGTGAAATGTTCGCTGAATTAGTTTACAAAACTATGAATGAAATTTTAACTGCTTATCAAGAAGGTCGCGGTTGGACGCATCCGGATGGTCGTGTATTTGAAGCACGTTATCCAGTCGGACAAGGTGTTAGACTAAAATCCGCCGAAGTATTTGAACACGCAGGAAACTCGGCAGTGTACGAGGGATGAACAGTTTAGAAAAAATCTGGGCTAGGGCTACTGGCCATTTAATGGGCAGAACTGACGAGGATAGGCCAGATGTGCCTATTCTCACTATTCGAGAAGCTAGAATAGCTTTGTTTCTAAAAACTTTTTGGGTAGTTATCCACGTAGTTACTTGCCTGTTCATTATTGCCAATGTCATTAGACACTGGTAAATAATAATATGCATACATTTTCAATCAACCACGTAGAGATCAGCAATAAGAACAAAATATTTTTAATCGCTGGCCCTTGTCAAATAGAAAGTCAAGATCATGCTCATCAAACAGCAGGATCAATTAAAGAAATCTGCGATGATCTTAATATTGGTTTGATCTATAAAAGCAGTTTCGATAAAGCTAACAGATCCAGTATAAACACTAAAAGAGGTGTCGGATTAGAAAAGGGTTTACAAATATTAAATTCTGTTAAACATCTTTTTGGTATGCCTATATTGACTGATATTCATGAGTGCTGGCAGGCAGAGTTAGTTGCCAGTGCTGGCACAGATGTGTTACAGATACCAGCTTTTTTATGTAGACAAACTGACTTGCTACTAGCAGCAGGTAGTACCGGTAAGGCTGTTAATGTTAAGAAGGGACAATTCTTAGCACCGCACGACATGAAAAATGTCGCAGAAAAAATAGCATCTACCGGGAATGATCGAGTTATGTTATGCGAAAGAGGATACACCCATGGATATAACAATCTTGTTGTGGATATGCGCAGTTTGCCTATTATGGCAAGCACCGGGTATCCAGTGGTCTTTGATGCCACTCATAGTGTACAGCAACCTGGAGGAATGGGAGAACGATCTGGTGGAGATCGGACCATGGTACCCTACCTGGCGAGAGCTGCTGTAGCTACAGGTTGTGTTGCTGGAGTTTTTATCGAAACTCACGAAAATCCAGACAATGCTCCAAGCGACGGTCCAAATATGGTTCGTCTAGATAAATTAAAAGAACTATTAGAAGAATTGGTGGCTATCGATGGAATTGTCAAAAGAAGAACGTAGACGTCTTAAAGCGGAAAAACGTGCAGAAAAATTTAATCAACAATCTGTAATTTCAGCTGAAGATGATAAAGTCACCGTTCTCTGTGTGAGATTTGGTACACGATACGGTAGAGAATATGTTGAACGTCTCCGCAACATGGTCGCAAGACATCTTACTGTTCCCTATGAATTTGTTTGTCTAACTGACGATCGTCACACAATTGACGGAGTTAGAAACATCTATCAACCAACAGGTCCTTATAAAAAACTTTGGTGGCACAAAGTTCATATGTTCGATTCTCGATTACCGGTACACGGTAGAATCTTATATTTTGATTTGGATGTTGTAATACACGCTAACATCAATAAGTTAGTGACAAATTTAGGTAACGGTTTTTACGGTATACAAGATTTTAATAGAAAATTTTATAACAATTGGAAAATTGTTAACAGTTCTGTGATGTCTTGGAGACACGGTTCCCAAACAGAAATATATGAAAAATTTATGGTTAACCCATCTGAGGCTCAAAGATTGCAGGGTGACCAAGATTGGATCTATAAAGTAAGTTTCAATAAAATCAAATATTGGCCCACCGATTGGATATTAAGTTACAAGTGGGAAATACGAAAAAGAGAAGAGCTGATCTATGAAAAGGGTAAACGATTTTTTAAAGACACTCAGGATAATCTCAATATAAGTCCAGAATGCTGCGTGGCAGTATTCCACGGTGATCCAAAACCTCAAGACGTTAGAGACAAGTTTGTTGTTGACAACTGGTGCTGATGGTGTTATACTTGTATTATGAAAATTAAATTTGATAAAAACACAATGCCCGACGAGCTTTATAATGCACTTCTGCAGCACTTTGTAAATGAAGCCGTTGGACTAGGAGTTGAAGTAAACAAATTTACCGAATTTAATAATTGGGTAGTTGAGTGCGAAGTAGATGCTAAGAAAGCGGTACATTAAATGATCAAGCGTATTGGCTTTGCCTGCAAATGGATCGACCGTTCCGATCAAGTAGACGGCATTAAACCCAAAGATGATTGTAAAAAATACAATACCGGTAGTACCACCGTAGCCTGGTTAAATAGACAGACTAAGGACGTGGCTACTGAAAAACTCTGGTCCCTTATGGAACAGAACATTGAATCGTGCCGCTTGCTTGTGGAACGAGTAGGAGAACTAGATGAAAATCTTAGAATGGTACGACTCAGCAGCGATATCCTTCCTGTGTACACTGAGCCAACTTGGAGTTGGTTTTGGCGGACTTCCGATGTCCGAGCCTATTGTGAAACAGCATTTCGAGCCGTGGGGGATTTGGCTCGCAAGAGGGGTGTTCGCCTTAGTTTTCATCCTGGGCAGTTTACTGTCCTTGCTAGCGATAATCCAGATATTGTAAATAGAAGTATAGAGGAGTTTGAATATCATGTGGACATGGCTCGCTGGATGGGATTTGGCCGAACGTTTCAAGACTTTAAAATCAACGTTCATATCGCAGGTAGACAAGGCCCAATGGGAATCGTTGCTGCGTTGGCTCGCATGACTCCAGAGGCTCGCAATACACTAACTATTGAGAACGACGAAATTAGTTGGGGTATTGATTCTAGCCTAGAACTAGTCGATCATTGTGCTCTAGTATTAGACATACACCATCATTGGATACACACAGGAGAATATATAAATGCGAATGACGACCGTGTTAAAAGGATTATTGATAGCTGGCGTGGTGTGCGTCCTGTCATACATTATAGTGTTTCACGGGAAGAGCATCTTAATGACCATCCCAGACACATCCGTCCCGATCTTCGGACGCTACTAGAATCCGGACACAAAAAAGCAAAACTCAGAGCGCATTCAAACTTCTACTGGAATACAGCAGCGAATCAATGGGCACTGAGTTTTAGGGATGACTTCGATATAATGTGCGAAAGCAAAGCTAAGAATCTAGCTTCATTTGCACTTTACGAAGAGGCTCAAAAGATTATTGAGCCTTTGGCTTGCGACCGCGAGTTGTTGCTTTCGTAACAGTTTCTTTGGCCTTGGCTGTTGTCTTTTTGGCAACTGTCTTGACCTTTTCTTTTACCACTGCTACATCTGCAGAATCAACTTTTCCGTCCTTGTTAACATCGGCGGTGGCTTTTACACCCTCAACGACATTTTGAACAGCAGCCTTGGCATCAGCAGCGTCAACTTTGCCATCATTGTTTACATCGAGTCCTTTTGAAGAACGATTGTAATAAACAAAAGCACCAATTACCACTGCGGCGATTGCTAGAAGTACGATTTCCATAGGTTTTTCTCCTTGTGGTTTATTTAGCACGGTAAATATGCATATGCTACATTTTATTAAAAGTATAACAGAAAACAAAGACAAGAGCGAAATCCGTCAAGATAAACTCAAGTTTGATAAAAACGAGTTAGAGCCTGTGATGAGCGAAGATACCGTTAAATATCATTACGACGGATTAGCTGCCAAATACTCTGAACGTTACAACAAAGGTGAAGGCGACCCGGATTTTAACTACGGTGGTGCTATGTTACATAATATTTTCTTTGCTAATCTTACCCCACCTAGAGCTGCTAATAAACCAGAGGGGATCAGTAAGACCCTAATCGAAGATAATTATGGAAATTTTGAAAAGTTTAAAGAGGCTTTTGAAAAAGAGTTCATGGCCGCTCAAGGATCCAATTGGATCTATATGGATACCTCCGGCAAACTGCACACAATACATAATCACGAATATAAAAAGAATATGAAAATTGCTCTGTTGATAGATGCTTGGGAACACGCTTGGGCACTGGATTATCAACAAGACAAAGCAAAGTACTTAAATAATATATGGAGAATCATCAACTGGGAAGTTGTTGATATCCGTTTACAAGGAGCGTAAAATGTTAGATACACTATTATGGGTAGCAGTCGGGGCATTTATTGGATGGAATTTTCCACAGCCATTTTGGGCTAAGATCGTACAGGAAAAAATTCAGGCAATGATTGCTAAGAAACAATAAGGAGATAGTATGGCATATTCTGACAGAGTTATTGACCACTACGAGAACCCTCGTAACGTGGGTAGCTTTGATAAGAATGATCCGGAGGTGGGCACCGGTATGGTTGGTGCTCCTGCCTGCGGAGATGTTATGAAACTACAGATTAAGGTCGATGATGATACAGGTATTATTACAGATGCAAAATTTAAAACGTATGGCTGCGGATCGGCTATCGCAAGCTCGAGCCTCGTTACAGAATGGCTCAAAGGAAAAACCCTCGACGAAGCAGGAACAATTAAAAACTCCGCTATCGCCGAAGAGCTAGCCTTGCCGCCAGTTAAAATACACTGTAGTATTCTAGCCGAAGATGCGATCAAAGCCGCAGTAGCTGATTATAAAGCCAAACATGATATCACTAACACCGTTAGCAGCTAACAAAGTAAAACATCATCTAGAACATAGAGGCAAAGGACACGGAATTAAAATCGGTGTAAAAACCACAGGCTGTAGCGGACTTGCATATACTATAGAATACGTCGACAATCCTATACAGGAAGATCTTAGCTTTGTTAGCGAAGGGATACATATATTCGTAGATCCTAAAGCTATGCCTTATCTAAACGGTTTGACTATGGATTGGCTAAAAAAAGGCTTAAACGAAGGTTTTGATTTTATTAATCCTAACGAACGAGACCGCTGTGGCTGCGGCGAAAGTTTTAGAATTTAGACACTGGCCACTCTAAACTAGCTGGCATATCCCATATTTTCTTTCGCTCCACTCCTTTTCGTTGAGCAAATTTCTTTGCATCGCAGTTTGAACAACAATGAAAATAATTGTTACTTAATCTTTTACTGTGTATTTTTTTAAGTTCTCTCTTAAAAATTTGATCACAGTTATCACATCTAAAGACCGCTAAGGTCTTTTTTCTTTTATACCTATGTTCTTTGCCTAACTTGCTGACTCGAACATATTCTGTAGATTCAATTTCTGTTTTTAGAAACATCAAGTATTTACATTAGGCTTACAGAATTTTGGGCTAAATACTTAGAAATTCATATTCTTAGGAATTATTATGGCAAGAAACTCGATAGATATTGGTACACTAGGCAATGACGGCACCGGCGATAGTATCCGCGATGCGTTCCGAAAAGTTAATGATAATTTTAGAGAACTCTACGGTTCATTGGGACTAGGTGAAAGATTGTCCTTTACAGGGCTAGATCAAACACCAAATTCATTTCAAGGACAAGATAATAGAGTACTGGCTGTTAGTGAAGAAGGGGGCGGACAGGTAGTTTTTAAATCTATTGTTGGGGGTAATGGTGTTAGTATCAATAATACTCCTTCATCTATATCTATATCCTCGCTATTTTCTTCCATATCCGGAGATAAAAATCCACAATTAGGTGGTAATCTTTCAGCGCAATCAGCCAATACTCAATTCCGTATTCAAGATCTTGCAACTCCTGTGACCAGCGACGAGGCTGCTAATAAAGGATATGTTGATACAAAAATATCTCTAGCGGGCGTGGAAGCTATAGATCCAGATGGTGGTCAACCTACTTCAGCGTTTGGTAGAATGACCGGTCCATTAATTTTATCTAGAGACCCCGAACCAGACGACGACGAAACTTATAACGGACTGATCGCAGCTACTAAAAGATATGTAGATGCGTCTGCATTCGGCAGTGTAGCAAACTTATATGTTGCAACTTCTGGAGAAGATTCTAGAGTTGGTGTATCGAACGCATTGCAAGGAAGAGCATTAGCATATGCATATAGAACTATAGAAGCTGCATTAAAACGAGCCGAAGAGATTATTAACGAAAGTCCATTAGAAATAGGACCTTACAAAAAAGTTCTAACATATAACGACGGAGCTAACTTTTGTTATCTAACTGATATTAGCACTTCTCCCCTGTCTGGTTCGGGATTTTTGGGTACGACTTTTGTAAGCATAGATGAAATTTCTATACATTTTGGCGGTGCTAACTATGCCATCGGTGACATACTAACAGTATCTGGCGGTACAGGTCTTCAGGCAAGGTATGAAGTATTAGATGTAGATGCATTCGAAGGCAGCGGCGGAAGAGGGCCAATTTTATCTATAAAGCAGTTGAGCGCAGGAAAATACAGAGTAATCCCTGGCAGCGTTATAAGTGGTTCGGTTAGATTAAGCACCACTGCAACAAATTCCAATGGTGGTTCAACACCAGGTAGTGGTGCTACATTTAATACCACATTCAACGTTAACAGTGTCGAGATTGATGAAGGAGGTGCAGGTACAGGTTATACACTAGTATCAGTGAGATTCGTAGGCGGAGGAGGAAGTAACGCTTTTGGAACTGCAACTGTAAATCAAATAGATGGCAGCATCGATACACTTACTATCACTAGTAGAGGTTCAGGGTTCACCGGAATCCCAACCTGCGTGGTAGACTTGCCGAGATTTTTAATCTTTACTAATGGTCAGAGAACTGATTTTACTGGCGATGTTTTAACAGGTACCCCGGAAGCTATACGTGGAAGAGACATCAGAGAAGGGTTGTATCTTTATGGAGAAGCATCCGGTGCTCTGGCTCAGATTTTAGCGCATACAGGTGCATTAGACGGAACTTCGGAATTCGGTAATTTATCTGAAGTATTTGATGTTGATATCATTTACGGTTCGTTTCAAGAAGGTGAAAGAATAGCCTATGGCGATATCACTAGAAATGTACAGATATCTGTGTTCATAGAAAGCGGTATTTATGAAGAAAACTTACCTATAAAAATTCCACAAAACGTTGCTGTTATCGGTGATGAATTTAGAAGAACTATAATAAGACCTAAATTAGGATTTAGCACTAGCCCATGGGCATTAATAAATTTTAGAAGAGATAGAAGCATTGACAGTCTTGTAACATCAGACAGACTGTTCGGTTATCATTATTTGGAAAATTCAGACAGTCCTATCTATCCTATAGTAAACAATAAAGGGTCTTTTAATAGTGCTGCAGAACTATTAAGCCGCAATAAATTATTTTTACAAACAGAAGTAGTATCTTGGATCGATTATCAAATAGAAGAAAACCTAGCACCCTTTACTAGTTCATTCTCCTACAATAGTGAAATCTGTAAACGAGATGTAGGATTAATCATCGATTCAATGATATACGATTTGAAATACGGAGGTTATAATCGAACTGTTTCTGCTGCATTGAAGTACAGAGACCCATATAATGAAAGTGCAGCTCTAGCTATAAGTAGTCAGCTAGATGAAACACTAGCTGCTATTGAAAGATTAGAGTACCTAGTTCAACGAATTATACAAAATATAGAATTAGACGAGTCACAGATCTATAGCACCGCTACACAGATTGCCGATGCTGCGTATCAAGCAGAACGGGGAGCAGGTGCTCTGCCAAGAAGTATCAGCGCAGCATCTCAAGCCAATCCCGTGAGATTAACCTTTACCGCAGCACACGGTTATGCAGACAAAGAAAAAATAGACATTTCCGGAATAGCCGGCGGCAGCATGACCAATCTCAATGGCAATACCTATTATGTGAAAACTGTCGCCAATCAACCGACTAGAATAGATTTATATACAGATTTTAATCTTACTACCAGTGTAAATGGCGCTGGATTTACTGCTTATGTACCAGGTAGCGGAGGAACTGTTACACCTCAAGGTGGGGCTGTAGGTATATTAATAGATGTTCTTCTAGATATAATTGAAAATTCTCCTAGTAATTTACCGAAAAATAATGACGAACTCGATGTATTCCTGTGTAACGATGCTGTAATACTTAGAGCAATGACTATGCAAGGCCATGGTGGTTTTGCGTTGGTACTTGACCCGGAAGGACAAATTCTTGCTAAGTCGCCGTACGCACAAGAAGGTGCTGTATTCAGCAAAAGCACCGGCTACAAAAAATTCGGTGGAGGTATGTTTGTTGACGGATTTACCGGTAACCTACAATTCCGTATCACTAATGCTATAACTTCTACAAGATTGGCGATCTCAGGGCTAATTAGACCCCCGCAGCTGCCTTGTTCATTTATCGTCAACGACGAAGTATATAGAATTAATTATCTCAGACAGTATATTTTTGACCCGGCAGGATCAACTGCACAGTTTGAATTAGACGAAACAACTCCATTTTCTTTAACTTATGGTGCACTGGCATTCACTTTTACTAATCCTTCAAATATAGCCACTGTCAATAAAACAGGTCATGGATTACAAAGTGGAGCGACTATACGATTCGCATTAGGAGCAGGCGGAGTCTTACCTAGCGGTATCACCGCCGGTCAGGACTATTATGTATTGTTAGGTGGTAAAACTGCAAATACATTTAGATTTTCAGACGAGCCGGACGGTGACCCGGTAGAAATAACTAGCACGGGTTCTGGTACACTGAACTACGAAAGAATATACGAAGTGCTGATGCCTGGTAATAGATCTATGTTAAGCAATGACTTTACACAGGTCAACGACTTAGGTTATGGTTTAATCGCTACTAACGGTGGATTAACTGAAGCGGTATCGATGTTTACCTATTACTGTCATGTATCCTATTATTCAATCAACGGCGGACAAATTAGATCGATCGGAGGATCTAGCTCTCACGGTAACTTTGCTCTAGTTGCTGAAGGAGCAGATCCACTAGAAGTACCTACTCCTGTTAGTTTATACCACAAACTGTCACAGAGATTTACTGTGGTTACTACTCCTAGTCAGTATAGTAATCGAAAAGCTAGCACTGCGATCTACGGATATTATGAAGATTATAATCCGTTAAACGGATCCGAATTAGAAATAAATCACAACGGTGCATTGGTAAAATATTCAATATCCACTGTGGAGATTGTCAATGCAGCTACTAAGTTTACCAAATTAAATATCAGCAGCAGTGGAGGATTGCAGTTCAGTGTTCCTAATGGTGCGATATGTACTATCAGACAGAATAGTTATGTTGTGCTCACAGGAGATGTTGTAGATGTTGCTACACGCCCTAGTACAGCTCTTAAACTAGCAGACTCCAATGACATCTATCGTGTTTTAGATTTTTCAGCATACGATTCAGCCTACGACGGGGATACATTTACCATAACAGGAATTTCGATCGCTAATCCGGGAGTGATTACTACAGATATTGCACATAGACAGCAAATAGGATATAAGGTTAAAATTATTAAGGCCACTTCTGGAGCCACAGTTCCAGAATCAATCGATGCGGATGTTGATCCGGACTTCGCTACTGAATATTATATAACATCTGTTCCTAGTGATTATACATTTACTATCTCTGCTGTTGACGGCGGAACACCGGTGAACACATCTGCAGATGTTATCACTCTGTCAGGTACTGTATATATGATTCCGTTTGGGTTGGCCTTGACCCAGCTTCGTGAAAATTATAATTATGTTGATGTTGGTGCGTATATTTCCCAACCCTATTCTACTCCCAGTAGTCTTGTAACCTATACTGTTACTCCGGGAACTCCTGGAGTATTTAATAAAGTAGCCCACGGTCTAACGGCAGGTACTATGCTGAAATTTAATTCCAGTGGTACTGGATCTAGTTTGCCTTCTGGTATTGGCAGTATCGATAGTTATTACTGGGTAGTGTCTCAAGATCTAGCCGCAGATTCCTTTAAAGTTTCTAATGAGCCTCCTATTGACAGCACATTGATAGGAGTAGGCGGTACATTATCAGGAACGACTATAACAGGATTAGCCTGTACTGAAAATATAGCTGCTGGTGATAGATTAGTTTCGAGACCAAATATCACCAGCGTAAGTGGCGTTAGTACCGCTACTCTAGCTACTCTTACTTTTATCAAACAGCCTCGACCTCCATATCTAGCTAATCAATCAATTACCGTTAGTGGATTTGGTGGAGGTGGTACTAGTTTAAACGGTACAAAAACTGTAATAAGCTGTACAACTACTACAGTAACCTATGCTAACAGCACTATTGTAGCTTCAGCCAGCGGAGGTACTATTACTGTTGTAGCAACAGGAAGCCTAGGCACTGACCCAACTGTTTTAACTATCGTCAGCGAAACTTCGATTACTATCGACTCTACTAGTCCTTCGAATGGTACTGTGGTCTTTAATATTGAAAAACCTGAGTTAAATGTATCTACTACAGGAGTAGGAACACAGGTGTATGGTACCCTCATAGGAGGCCAAAACTCAACTACCTTGGCCGTGGGAGATCTTTCGATTCTTGATGCTCAGCGAGTTAACAACGGCATAGCGGCGGGAACAGAATATGAGTTTGTTTATCAAGGAACCACATATCAAATAACCAATTATCAGAGTAAAGCATCTCTAGGAACTCTCTACGGATTAATTACTGTTTCTCCTGCTTTTGATATAAGTCCTATTTCATTCGACTCACAGATAACATTAAAAGCTGGAATTCCTGTTTATTCTAGTTTTGCTTTAGGTACACTGACTATTAGGATTTCTCTTACTCGTGTGACATCTCACGATTTGTTAGATATTGGTACAGGCTCGTATGCCGACACCAACTATCCTAATGAAATTTACGGCCAGGCAGTGAATAGCATAGATAGTGTTCCGCTCGCAGCGACCAGCATCGACGAAGAAGGTAACGCTGTGACTAGAGCACAGACACAAGAAAGAGGTTCGGGTCGTGTGTTTTTTGTAACCACTGATCAGTTTGGTAACTTCTCGGTAGGACCATATTTCAGAGTTGACCAAGGAACTGGATCTGTTACGTTTGCAGCATCTTTGGCATTGAGTAATCTTGACGGTCTAGGATTTAAGCGTGGAGCTACAATCGCTGAATTTTCTACAGACGACAACATGGCCGATCCTCAACAGGATACTGTTCCTACAGAGTCGGCTATAGTTGGTTACATAGAAAGAAGATTAGGTACAAGAGCAGCAAGTGGGGCTGCTGTTGCCGCTGAATCAAGAATTCCTAACAATACAGGAGGCTTTTTAGCACTGAGTGGTATACTCGATTGGGAAGGGCCAGACAATCTGAAAATGTCTAATTACAAGATCGTTAATCTCGCCGATCCTGAAAATCCTCAAGATGCTGTAAATCTTAGAAGTCTTACTATTTCCAATATAGATGATTTTGATCTAGACAATATTAGAGGCGGTGATTTAGCTATCTTTACCGGTGCCGAATCTATTATTACCAATGCTGAAATATCTTCCGGCGGAGATATCACTCTATCTCTAGATAGTACTGCTCATTCAGTAACCCTGAATGTACAGAATGATAAAATTGTTAACTCTCAGATTAATTCTGCAGCAGCTATCGATCAATCTAAACTGTCTTTAAACAATGCTTATGCTACATCTGTAGCTAGTATTTTATCAGTATCGGCTACCGGCACTGGATCTGTAGTAACATTATCGTTCGCTTCAACAACTACTGCGGTATTCACAGCAGGACAGAAAATCATAGTATCAGGATTTGCTGCAGGTACACCTAGTTATAATGGAATCTATACTGTATCAACCTGCACAGCAACTCAAATCACCTATGCGGGAACAAAAACAGGATCTGAATCGGGAGGTTCAGTAACTGCTCTTAAAGGCATATCAGGATTCGACTCCAGTCAATTTGATGTAACTAACGGTTGGGCTTCACTGAAAACCAATGGTATACCTACAGGAAAACTGCAACAGATTACCACGAAGACTGCATTGGCTAATAACTCGGCAGGCACAGATAACGTTGCCGCAGTGGCATTCACAACTATAGTAGAAGAGGGTGGGGCTATTCTTAAGAGTCAATACAGTAGTTTAGGATTTTTAAGAAAAACTGGAGCGGGTGCATCGGATTACGGAATGATCGCTGGCACGGATCTAGCGACTGGCAGCACAGTTGCCGTAAGAAGTTCCGGAGGGAACATCGCATTTTCTGATGTTACAGCTAATAGACTGTTGCTGAACAACGATGCAGTAACACCGGTAGCTCAGACTATATTGGACTTAACAGGTGCAGGCACAGGAGGTTATACTCAGTTATATGGTTATAACGGCTCAGGAGCATCTGTGGGAGCAATATTCGTAGGCGATGGCACAGTTGCAAATGATAAGAAAACATTATATTACAACGAATCTCATATTTTCTATACTCAAAACGGTTTATCGAATGCTCCTATAACTTGCGGAAACGTTACTTCTACAGGTACAGTAAGTGTTTATTCTTTATCTGCAGGTAATACGGGATCAACTGCTACAGTTTCGGGAACATGGACTTTGAACGCTGGTGCGAGATTCCAAGCAACATATTCCGCTGACTTAGCAGAATATTACGAAGGTGATCGAGAATATGAAGTAGGAACAGTACTGGTGTTTGGCGGTGACAAAGAAGTTACAGTATCTACCAAAGAAAGAGATCATAGAGTAGCGGGTATCATCAGCGACAATGCAGGGTACGTGATGAACGGTGCTTGTCCTGGATACAAAAATTTAATTGCGTTACAAGGTCGAGTTCCTTGCAAAGTAGTGGGCAAAGTCAACAAAGGAGATTTAATGGTAACTAGCAATATTCCAGGGGTGGCTGTTTCTGCCAAAGGCTCTGCATCATCAGGAACAATTTTAGGTAAGGCACTAGCAGATTATGACAGTGATCATATTGGAACTATTGAACTTGCTGTAGGGAGAGCATAATGGCACAACAAAATATAACTCCTGGTTCGGCTCCTATACTGTGGAGCTCTGTCAGCGATGCATTTGATAAAATTAATGCAAATTTCACTGAACTATATTTGACTATATCCGGCGGTAGTTCCGGTGCTGTAGATTTAGAAAACCTAGCAGGTAACTTAAGTCCAAATACATCAGGAGCATTTTTTCTAGGATCTAGTGACAACAGATGGAAAGCACTGTATCTTACCACAGACGGTATCGATATAGGTGGAGCAGTGGTTTTTAGCCCAGATGGCGCTGCTGTTAATCTTCCTGCAGGATCAACAGTAGGCGGTGAATTAATAAAAAATCCTGCAGAAGCAAGTTTTAAAAACATCGCGGTCAGCGGTCAAACTACTGTATCAGCAGACAACTACACTGATACCGTTACATTTGCTGGCACAGATATCAATATCACAACCAACGCCACAACAGATACTGTTACGTTTGTTAACAATGGTGTAACGCAACTTAACGGCACTGCTAATGAAATAGGAGTTAGCGGTACTGGCAAAGGTAATGTTACATTAACTAATTTAGGTGTCACACAGCTTGTAGGTACTGCAGGACAGATAGGAATTAGCGGAACACTAACAGGTGGTAGGGGTCAGGTAACACTGACTAACCTAGGAGTAACCAGTATCGCAGCAGGTACAGGTATTTCAATCAGTCCAGTAGGAGGCACAGGTGCTGTAACGATTACTAACGATTTACCGGACACGTTTGGTTTTAGAACTATAGCAGTCACTGGACAAAGTTCTGTGGTTGCTGAGGTTCGTGAAGATACTCTTACTTTAACAGCAGGTACAAATATTTTTATCACTACTGTTCCTGGTACTGATACGATCACTATCTCATCTACTACAAGTTTTGATCTCAAAGGGTCAGTGTTCGGCGATGACAGTTCAATCTTAGTTGATGCTGTCAGCAATTACATTTACGGCAATGTTTCAGCCACAACACTACGAACAGTAGAATCTCAAATTGCATTAGGTAGTGATGCTGGCAAAACTTCCCAAAGTACGTATTCAATAGCTATTGGTCAAGAAGCAGGGAAAACCACACAAGGGACATTAGCTGTAGCTGTTGGCTATCTTGCAGGAAGTGCTACACAAGGACAATGGGCAACAGCAATTGGTTATCAGGCTGGCACAACTACGCAAGGCCAAGGTGCAGTGGCTATTGGATTTGAAGCTGGTAAAACTTCGCAGGGTACCTACGGAGTAGCAATAGGACACATTGCTGGAGAAATATCACAAGGCTCGCAATCAATAGCTATTGGTCCTACAGCAGGTTATAATACGCAAGGAAGTAATTCAATTGCTATGGGTTATACTGCTGGTCAAACTACTCAGGGCGCAGGTTCAATTGCACTAGGTTATACCGCTGCACAGATTACACAAGGTACTTCAGCAGTGGCCATAGGATGGAGTGCTGGTCAAACTAATCAAGGTGCCTACTCAATCGCTATTGGATACCGAGCAGGCTTTACTAATCAAAATGCCAGTTCAATTGTACTTAATGCCAGCGGTGTTGCAGTAGAAGCTGCGGCTGCAGGATTCTTTGTTAATCCAATACGATCGTCCGGCAACGGTCGACCATTGATGTATGACACAGCTACCAGCGAACTATTTTCAAGCAGTGTATTGGAATTTATAGGCAGCACTGTTTCGACTAGTGATTCCAGTGCCATCCAGTTTGACAGTCCAGTTATATTCCAAACTTCAATCACAGTTGACGGTAATATCACACTCAAAGATAATTTAATTCTTGAGAAAAGATTAGCTATTGCAGAAATAGAAGGTGTTAACGAAGAGCTAAACATTTACTCCAACTGGGCTAAAGACACTGGCATTTCTATATATTCTGGGGCTGGAACAGAATCAGTTACATTAACATCAAATCGAGTTGTGGGAGTTGTTACTGGAGTTGGACCAACACAGAAAGAATGGGTGTTTGATACTAACGGTCAAATTCAATTCCCCGATTCTAGGTATCAAACTGGTGCTGCGATTAGTATAGCAGAATTAAAAGTATTGGTGGCGGCAGCTGGCAGTTATGCTGCATTCCAATCAGCAATAGCAGCGTTGGCATAAGGGGCGTATAAATGACTAAGCAAACAATTAACGTAGGCATAACATCAAATGATAAACAAGGTGATAGCCTACGTGCTGCGTTCCAAAAAGTAAATGCCAACTTCACTGAACTTTATACAGCACTAGGATTAGATGTTGCTCCTTTAAATATTGGCGCATTTGAATTTACCGGCAGCACTATCAGCACCACAGACAGTTCAGCGATCACCATTGACCAGGCTGTTACTGTTACTAGCGACTTAAATGTAGGCGGGGATGTTGTTCCACAGACTGCTCTCGGTGGTAACTTAGGTAGTGCTGCTAAACCTTGGAAGAGTTTATATGTCAGCAACAACACTATCTATCTAGGTGAAACTCCCCTAAGTGTAAACGGTAGCGGGCAATTAACAGTCAACGGCACATTAGTTTCTTCAACTGATAAATTAGCAGTTGGTGCTAAGGAGGTAGTATTAACTGGTGGTGCTAATCCATATGTGACTTTTCCAACAGTAGCATCTGGTGAAAATATCATTATCCAAGGCGCTGAAATAGCATCTGCTAATGGAGCCGTGGCAATTACATCATCTGACTCTGTTGTGGTTAATACTAATGCACTAACTACACTAAAGTCTTGGACATTTGATAGTTACGGTGGACTGACACTCCCAGGCGGTAGTGTTATATCAACTTCCGGTGGTCTTGGTCTTTCGCCGGCTTCCGGCGGAATACTTACGATAGGCACACCATCGTATCCTTGGCACTTTGATGACAATGACGGTAGTCTAACATTTCCTAGCGGAGTCCGAGTAGAAAGCGATGTCGCTGGTAATACCAATATCTGGGGTGCCTCTAACAAATATATACAGTTGAGAGCCGCCGGTGCAGATGGCCCATTACTCGAGCCGCTAGGAGGAATTTTAATAAATTCCGACGGTACTACCGAGATTATTGCACAAACACTTTTAGGCAGTACTACTTTTACATTTTCTCCTGACGGCAGGATGATATTCCCCAATGGAACTGTGCCAGAACACAGTTATGGTGCTGCCGGAGACCTAGAAGGAATGGTGGTATTCACTGACCCGTACATATACTATTGTAAACAAAACTACGTTAATAACACCACTGACATTTGGGTCCGTGTAGCGTGGACTGGCACTAGCTGGTAAAAGGAAATACTGTGTCCGTTAAGAAAATAGAACTCTACGACTTACATCCTGCTAATCCGTTAGTTGAAGTTATTAATACGGTTAACGAAAACTTTGAGAATCCTATGACATTTAAGAAATTAGAACTAAAAGATTTACATCCTGCTAATCCACTAGTCGAAGTTATCAATACTGTCAATGAAAACTTTGATACGCTACACGACTCTTTGCAAAATGCGGATACCATCAACAACACTGACGCAGTTGTAGACAACGAAACTGTTTTAGATTATTACGAAACATTAAGCATTACTGATCGTACAGCATTAGTTGCCGCAATACGCACAGAAGAACAGACTATTCTAGCACGTGAAAAGGCAGAACTTATAGCACGTAATCAAGCATTAGGCGTACCTAACGGCAAGACTAGAGAAGAATACAGCACTAGTGCGTGGCAGATCAAACAAGACTACCCGGACAGTGAAGATAGTGTATACTGGATACAGAATGACGCAATCAATAATGGCGATCCGTTCCAAGTCTATTGTGATATGACTACACTTGGTGGTGGTTGGACATTGATTTTACAAAATTCTATTAGTAACTGGACAGAAGAACAAGTGTTTAGTCGCAACGCTACCACTTGCCCTACTCAACTGGCTGCATACAACAATCGTTCAGTTGAACAAAACTACAGCATATTAAGTTGGGCTAACAAGATCAAACGTGCAGAGACAGGATTTGATTTTATGATCACTGCTCGCGAACACGGATCACTGGGCGGTGCTTGGACTGCCAACGAAGCATACTCATTTACTCAAACTCATGAAAGTGCTGACATGGGTGATGAACATTTAGGTACACCTGGCTGGCGCAAGAACATTACAGAACTAGCTCGCTTTGGTTACAATGATAAAACGTGGGATTATCATTACGATGCTATGGAAGCACGTATGCCTTGGGTAGGCATTGGTATCAATCACGGTTGGTTGACCACAGATGGATTCCGTGGCGGTTGGTGGGGAACATTGATCTCGTGTGGCGGATGGGAACCAGCACCGTGGTTGGCCACAATCCAAGATGGCGGTAGCCCGGGCGTTATTTGGTATTGGGTAAGATAATACAATAGGGTAAATATACTAAAGAGAGCGTGTTATGACTATACAAACAATTAATATCGGAAACGTGGTAAATGATGGCCTAGGCGATGATCTACGGTCAGCGTTTCAAAAGGTCAATGCAAACTTCTCGTCATTAGATGCAGAACTATCGGTTACAGGAAAAAACATACCAGAAACTGTAAACGGTGAAGGCATTTTTAAACAAAAGAATGGTCTTAATCTAGAATTTAAAAAATTAATTGCTGGAAATAACAAGATCTTACTTTCATCAACTTCAGATACTGTTGTAATTTCAAATAACACTCCAGATGCATTTACCAAAGTTATAACTGAAAGCGGTATAGCATCTGCAGTACCTAGCGGAACTAGCGTCTCGGCAAACACAGTTTTAACCATGCAAGGTGGTAATAATATAAGTGTTACCGCTGCAAACAATGTTATCACTATAGATACTGACTTACCAGTAACTAACATTTTAAGAAATGTTGATTTTGGACCAGTGTCCAACGACTACGACAGTGTCGTGCAATTTAATTTATCTGCATCTAATATTGATTTCGGAACTGTTCCAATTCCTAGTAGGATATCTGTAGATTTCGGAACGGTCGCAGCACCGTTGATCTAAGGAGTATTAATGACCATATCCTGGACAACGGCAGCTGGCAGTTTAGGAACTTTTCAAGAACGACAGACAATATCTGTACAATTACAGGCATCATCAGATGTTGGAGCTGTATCGTTTGAAGTGATTTCAGGATCATTGCCACGAGGTCTACGACTTAGCGGATCTGCTATTGTTGGAACTCCCACAGAAGTAAGAAAATTTACAGAAAGTAGATTTGTAATCAGAGCTAGAGATTCTTCCGATCTTGAAGATAGAACATTTTCTATATCTATAGATGGCTCAGACGCACCCCGATGGATTACTGAGGAAGGATTTCTACAGGTTGGACAAGGCGAAGCTTACTATGCTTTAGATAACAGCTATATTGATTTTCAATTAGAAGCCAGAGACACTGACGAAATAGCCGGAGATAGCTTAGAATACTATCTAATTCCTAATGGTGGGGAACTACCTCCCGGATTGACTCTTACCGCTGAAGGAAGAATATACGGATTTACTGATCCTATCTTCGCTGTAGAATATAGCGAAAACCCTACAGGCGCCTACGATACCAGCGCATTTGATGTGCTACCGTTAGATGTTCCCCAAGCTAGGTCTAACGGATTTGATAGTTACTTTTATGATGCCGTAACTTTTGATTATAATGAACCAGTTAGAGCTCCAAGACGTATCAGTCGACCATACGCTTTTGTAGTTTCTGCAACAGATGGGCGCAATGAAATTCGAAGACTTTTTAAAATTTATGTAGTAACTGAAGAATTTCTTAGAGCAGACAACAGCATAGTTCAAGTAGATACTAATCTATTCAGAGCAGACTCAGCAGGAGACCGTGTACCTCAATGGATCACTCCAGGGTATCTTGGTCGTAGAAGGGCTAATAATTATCTAACAATTTTCTTAGATGTATACGATCCTGCTGAATTCACTGGAACTATAGTTTATTATAAATCTGATACTAATCCTGGTACTTACATCTTAAAAGAAACTGGGGAAACCATCACTGACGGGAAATACGAAATTTCAGACATATTGCCTAAATTCACTTATAACCTAAAAGGTAATTGGTCGAGTGTCATTAATTACAAAGTAGGGGATGCTGTAATTTATAACAGATTAACCTGGGTTTGTATTTCAAATCATTTGAATCAAACTCCGATAGAAGGCTCCTATTGGTCAAACGAATTAATAAACACACAGCTAGGAAAATTCACGGCTCCCAGTCCGTCCTACTGGACTGTAACTGAGAAAGAAACAGACAGTATATTTCCTCCTGGATTAACATTAGATAGTCTATCAGGTGACCTAGCGGGTAAGATTCCTTATCAGTCAGCAGTTACCAAGACTTATAAATTCACAATGTTGGCTGTAAATTTCCCTGCTGACCTTACAGAATCAACTCTTCAAGGAGACTGGGACGGGACTTCTACGTATTTCGAAGGTGAATCTGTAAGGTACGAAGGTTTTATCTATGTGGCTATTTCAGATAATCAAAATCAAATTCCGGACGTTTCGACAGACTACTGGCGATTAGGTGTTTCTACAGCAGAAAAAACATTTACTATAGATATCATAGGAGAAATAGAAAGTGCTATCGAATGGGTTACTGACGGCGATTTAGGAACTATTAAACCTAATCAGCCTAGCAGAAAACAATTAATAGCAAATAGTTTATTATACGGAAATTTAGCGATCTATGAATTAGTCAGCGGCAATTTACCTCCAGGATTAAACTTACTAGGTACTGGGTTAATAGTTGGTAAGGTTAGACAATTCGGTGATATAAACAACGGCATTACTGGTCTTACTCGATTCTACGAACGTACTGATAGTATAAATGTCAACGAAGATAGTTCTACAGGATCACGTGCTTACACCACTACATTCGATGATGAGACTACGACTTTTGATAAGAAATTTACTTTCAGAGTTAAAGCCAGGGATACAGCCAATTACGCCGAATCTATCAAAGAATTTTCTATTACTGTTGTAGCCGATAATCAAAAAACATTTGCCAACCTATACATGGTCGCTTTGCAGTCCAAGTTAAATAGATTGAATTGGTTTAACTTTATCACGGATGCCAATATTTTCAAAATAGAAGATATCTATAGGTACGGTGATTCTAATTTCGGAGTTCAATCGGAAATAAAAGTATTGGTGTTTGCAGGGATAGAAAGTGTAGATGCGGTAAAGTTTGTGCAGGCAATGAGCAGAAATCATTATAGAAAACAGATTAGGTTCGGTGAAATAAAAAAGGCCCTGGCTAAAGATCCTACTACTCAAGAAGTTGTCTACGAAGCAATATATGTAGAAATTGTAGATGAATTTGAAGAAGGCGGAATTAGTATCAGCGACACTATTAACTTACCCGATAACATAAACAGCAAAGTGCTTATTAGCTATGATGCTATTAAAGTAGACAGCGACATACCGTTTGTCAGCGACAGTGATCATCAGCGGTTATTTCCAAATTCAATAAAAAATATGAGGAAGCGAATTAGATCAGTTGGAGATCGAGATAGAGATTTTTTACCTCTTTGGATGCGTTCTACTCAAATTACTTCACCGGTAGAGCTAGGTTATACAAAAGCTCTAGTACTTTGCTATGCTAAATCGGGTAGAGCGGACTATATTATTAGCAGAATTAAAGCCAATGGCTTTGATTTCAAAAAAATAGATTTCACAGCTGATCGTTATCTAATTGACGTTTTAGAGGGTGAGATAGAGAATAAATACCTTGCGTTCCCACAACGCGGAGAAAAATTACCATGACAGAAAGACTAACAACCAGCAGAGTCATTTATAATATTGATGTGAACTTTCCTGTAGCAGGACAGGACAACGACACACAGACATTTAGAGATAACTTTGATACCATTTATAACGGACTCTACGAAGCTAATAGAGAGCTGTCTGACTTACTAGAAAATACAGCTAAGACAGACACTGACAATAGCTTTAACTATAAACTCTTAAATGAAGCTTATACTCAAAATTTTATCACTAGAAAACGACAGATAGTTGTAACATCAGCTAATAGGGAAATAGATTTTGAGCAAGGACAATATCAAATTGTAAGTATACAAGAAAACTCAAATCTAGTATTTAGAAATTTTCCTACCTTAGACGATCCAGATACTAATGTTGTATCAGGAGTTGGCAAGATAACCTTAGAGATATATTTGGATACAGCAGCCACGGAAAATAAAACGATTATCTTTACCACAGAAGGCGGTACTGTTTTTAAGAAAAATGCTACTTTTCCGGTAGTAGGTGCTAGTCCTCAAATTACATTAACATCAAAAACCAATCCTGTAATTATAGAAGTTTGGCAACACGATTCTGATAATATTTTCCTAAATTATCTAGGTAGCTTTAGTTAATATGTTTCATCCATTTGTCAATGACTTATCCGATCTAAAGGATTCTGAAGTAGAATCTAAGCTGTTAGAAGTTACCAAAAAATACCACGCAGCAGCAAGATTAGGTAAGACTGACCTGTTGACACAATTAGGTACGTTTGTTACAATATATAGAGAAGAGATGTCTAAGAGATATCTTAGAAAAAATCAAGGACAAACTGATACTGACTTGGATCAACTAATTAATGTGGACTGAAATTAACACTGAAGAACAATTAATCAAAGGCATACTAAAACATGGTCCAGAAATCCTAGACCATTGTCTCTGTTCTGACGATCTCGAGAAATATATAGATCGAGTATATCAAGAGCATTTAAGTTATCCAATCCCTCCAGCTAGTATCGATCCATCAAATTGGTTTATTCCAGAGAAATACCAAACGATGGATATTTTAGATTGGTTATACCAACGTTGCCCTACTCCTGAAACTAAAGAACGAGTAGTTGAAGAACTTAGATTATTTGCCAAATACAATATGATTCCTATGTTAAAAACTATGAAATATATAGTTGACACACTTCGTGCTAACAATATAGTCTGGGGTGTAGGGCGAGGTTCGAGCGTAGCTAGTTATGTACTCTATTTGATAGGGGTACACAGGATAGACAGTGTTAAATACAAATTACCAATAGAAGAATTCTTCAAGGAGATATAAAATGGGTAAATCATACACAAGTATGCGAGGCAAAGAAGTTGATCTAGAAAAGCTAGCTCTTAAAAATGAAAAAGAACCTGCTGTAGGAAATGCTAAAATGAATGCTCGCGGGGATATCATCGGAACCGGTGGTAAAGTCGTTAAAACTAGAGAAGAAATTCTACAAGATTATTATAAAAATAATCCTAGAGCAATCAAAGAAGAATTGGGATCTCGAGGTAACAAGAGGTAATTATGGTCACTGCCTACGATGTAAAACATATAAAAATTCGTGCGTTACACGATGACGTAATCATCACAGATATGGATCTGGGAGAACAAACAACTATGGGTGGTATCGTAATTCTAAGCGATGACGGTAAGGCTCACGGTGTTAAACCTAGATGGGGTAAAGTATACAAAGTAGGTCCCAAGCAAGAAGATATCAAAGAAGGTCAATGGATCTTGATAGAACACGGTCGTTGGACCAGAAAAATAAAAATCAACGACGGTGACAGTGAGAAAGAGATTCAAAAGGTAGAAGTTTCTAGTATTCTAGCCGTTGCTGACGAAAGACCCAATGATGCCTACATAGGACAAGAATTTGGTCACGGATCCAGTACAACTATACGCCCAGAAGATTTTATAAAATAATGGGATTAAAAAAGAGTTGGGATTTGGCTGACATAGTCAACCAGATACATTCCCTATCAAGAGAATGTAACAGTGCATATAACGACGGTTTCACTTCTTTTGAATTCAAAAAAGAATTATACATTCTTAAAAATATCATAGACCAATCAATAAACGATGCTCCTGATTTCGGCCAGTTGGAAAAAGACTGGTTGCAAGAACAAGAAAAGAAGCGTATTATTAACATTCTAAAGTCCTAAGGAAATCAAATGACCAATGCTTTTAGAGATCAAGAAAAGTTCATGAGAGCCTGTGATCAAAGCACCGACACATTCAATCAAGATCAATTCAATATGTATCTTAAACTCATTCAAGAAGAACATAGAGAATTAGCCGTAGCTGTTGATAATAATGACAAAGTAGAAACGTTAGATGCACTAATAGATATTCTTGTTGTTACCATCGGCACTATTCATTCTATGGGTGCAGACGCTGAAGGCGCCTGGAAAGAAGTAATGCGTACTAACTTTGCCAAGATTGACAAAGAAACAGGCAAAGTTCGTAAACGTGAAGATGGTAAAGTTCTCAAACCATTGGGCTGGGAACCTCCTAACTTAAAACCTTTTGTTTCTAAAGATAACGGTAATGGATGGATCTCGCCGGAAATGGATATCCTATGAAGATAGGATTTACCTGCTCAACCTTTGATCTGTTTCATGCCGGACATCTTTTGATGTTAGAAGAAGCCAAAAAACAATGCGACTATCTCATTGTAGGTTTACAAACAGATCCTACTATAGATAGACCGACAGAAAAAAACAAGCCTGTACAAAGTGTATTTGAAAGATTCGTACAACTTAAAGCCTGCAAGTATATCGACGAAGTAATCCCCTATTCTACTGAAAAAGAATTAGTAGACATCTTGCTTTCTTATCCTATTACTGTTAGAATATTAGGAGATGAATATCAAGAAAAAGAATTCACTGGAAAGTACGAATGTATTGCTAAAGGAATTGAATTTTATTTCAACAGGCGCCAACACAGTTTTTCAACAACAGAATTGCGGAATCGTGTAGTAGCCGCAGAAGTAGAAAAAGGATTAAAACAATGAATATGGACCATGCGGCTATGTTTTTAGCCAGTAGTATTTTAACTATGTTAGCCGCAATAGTATGGGTAATCGCTATTTTAATTATTAATAATCTTGTACACAAATATTGGAAGCCTGTGGGAATCTACAAAATAATAGACCCGAACGTAAGATTTGCAGAACCTCAAGAACTAAAGAAAGAACATAAATGAACATACAGCCTAAAGATACCAGCAAAGGACACTTTTATGTGAGTCTTGCAAAAAGTGGAATCAGAATATTTGCCGGTGGTGTATTAATGGCTGGAAACTTTTGGTTAGCTGGTTTATGTATTGTATTAGCCGAAGTTCTAGGTATCGCTGAGGAATTGGTATGAACGATGATGAATATCACGAACCGCCCGAACCTTGCTATATAATTGAAGGCGACTGGGCTAAAGACACAGAGGAAAAAAATGAAAGAACTATGGGTAGAGAAGTATCGTCCGAAAACAATTGATGGTTATGTCTTTAGAGATGACCATCAGCGTAAACAGATCGCAACCTGGATCAAAGACAAAAGCATTCCGCATCTATTACTAAGCGGAACAGCTGGCATAGGTAAGACTACTCTTGCTAAGATTCTTATCCAAGAGTTAGGAATTGAAGATTATGATGTATTAGAAATTAACGCAAGTCGTACCAATTCGGTAGATGATGTGCGTGATAAAATTACAAATTTTGTCCAGATGATTCCATTTGGACCATTCAAGGTGGTGCTATTAGATGAAGCTGATTATCTTAGTCCGAACGCTCAGGCAGCGTTACGTGGGGTCATGGAGGAGTACCATGCAACTTCTCGTTTCATCCTCACCTGTAACTACCCTAATCGTATTATCCCTGCTATACACTCACGATGTCAAGGATTTCACGTTGAGCGAACGGATCTTACTGAGTTTACCGCTCGTGTTGCTACTGTTCTTGTTGAAGAGGCTGTGGAGTTCGATCTTGAAACTCTAGATAATTATGTCAAAGTAACTTATCCTGATCTTCGCAAATGTATTAATCTGATCCAACAAAATGTTCAAGATAATAAATTGGCAGCTCCTAATAAGGGAGATGCAGGTGAAGCCGATTGGAAATTTGACATGGTAAAATTGTTCAAAGAAGGAAAAATCAACGAGGCTCGAAAAATGCTCTGCGGAAAACTTCGAGCAGAGGAAATGGAAGAAGTATTTGTTTGGTTATATAACAATTTAGATATTTTTGGTTCAGAAGACAATCAGGACAAAGCTATTTTGATTATCAAACAAGGATTAGTGGATCATACTTTGATAGTTGATCCAGAAATAAATTTATCTGCTACTTTAGTCAAACTTGCAAGGATAGTATAATGAGTTATTTGGTTACAGAAAACTGTATTAAATGCAAACATACTGATTGTGTAGAAGTATGTCCAGTTGATTGTTTTTACGAAGGTCCAAATTTTTTAGCAATCAATCCAGACGAATGTATTGATTGTGCGGTGTGTGTTCCTGAGTGTCCTGTTGATGCTATCGTTCCAGACAACGATAAAGACATTGATATAGTATTTTGGACAGATTTAAATCGTAGACTAAGCTCTAAATGGCCGAATATCACTAAAAAGAAATCGTCGTTACCGGATTCTGAAGAATGGGATGGTAAACCTAATAAGTTACCATTGTTGGAAGAATGAAATATAGATATATGTTAGTTTCGTACATCCAGAAACCCAACGGCAAATGGGACGAAATTACCGATTTTAAAAATAGTCTAAAAACTCGGCACTACCAAACTTCTAAAGTCATTTTAGATTTTAAAGAGAAGAAGTGTATTATGAATTCTATCAATCCTCAGGCTGGCTTCGATGATATGTTAGAATTCTATAAAAGATTGTTAGGGGATCAATTGACCCCCTATCTTCCTAAAGATTAATCATCTCCGTATATTGCTAGTATCTCCTTAACCGCCTCGTGGCGTTCAACGTCACCTACTGTGAAGTGACAGATATCTACATATCTGTGATTTGCAAAGTTGTTATACAACCCAAGGAACTCGAGCAGTCCGTTGTTTGAAGGACGGTCTGCCTGTTGCAAATCTCCAGTAACAATCATCTTAGAACCCTGACCTAACCTAGTAAGCAGCATCTTCATTTGACTAGGTGTAGCATTCTGCATCTCATCTGCGATGATTACAGCATTTTTAAATGTTCGGCCTCTCATATATGCTAAAGGACTGGTTTCAATCACCCCCTCGGTTATCATGTTAGTAATTTCTCTAGCATTGTAGTTCTCGGCGAAAACATCCATTATCGGTTTAGTCCAAGGTTCCATTTTTTGCTGTAGGTCTCCCGGTAAAAATCCGTGTTGTTCATCTACTGAAACAGCTGGTCTAGTAATAACAATTTTCGTAGTTGACCCGTATTTCAACTGGTCTATCGCCCACTGTACAGCTAACATAGTTTTACCCGTGCCTGCTGGACCTATGGCAAAAATTATCATTTTTTGCTCATTGTTAAGTTTTAACAGGTAGTTTTCTTGATTAAGATTTTTTGGGTATAACTGGACTTTCGGGCGCTTTTGATAATTTTTATCAACTAGCTTTATTACATTAGACTCTTCTTGATAATTAGTAGCTTTCAGTACTGCTGCTCTTTTACGCTTCATATAAGGTTAGCCCTCCTTTAAACGTGTTAGGCACGGACCTCAAACCGTAGTGTCCGTAGCCGAACACAAACGTATTTAACCGGAAGCCTATTTTATTATAAGTTATGTTTAAGTTTTAGGCGGAATAAATACATTGGGAGAACTCCATGGCAGATATAAAAGATATCATAAGCAATATAGAACAAATCTACGGTTCTAATAATAGCTTAAATTTACTTAAAGATTTTGAACGTGTTATAGACGAGCTAGATACCTATGTCTATGATAATTGGTTAGACGGGCAATTAGTGGCGGGTCCTAAGGAACACAGGTATTTTGTAGAGTGTACCTTTATGTGGCCAAAAGATCGTATGCCCGAGCCTAGAGGCGGAATGAGATTATTAGATTACGGGTGCAAAGTTAAATTTGCAGAATCGACCCTAAAAAAAGTAAGAAAAATTAAAACTCCTGATGATATAAGACCAGGAACACGCAAAGGTAAAATCGATATCGAAGATATCTGGTTAGTTAAAATTTTGATGCCTAAAAAATTAATGCAGGACATTAATCGTGGTTATAAGAATTTAGACAAAAATAAAGTAGAAGATATCATAAATCAGTTCGGCGTTGTTAACACTAATGTTGACGCATCAGAAACACAAGTACAGGATCAAGCTAATGCAGAACAACCAGCAGCTTAATGAAGGATTAAGATCAGATGATCTACTTAATCTAGTTCATCCTATTTTTGATATAGATACCTACAGATCAAAAATGGGAGAGGATCGAGATGTTTGCGTTCTTTCTTTTAAGGTTAAAGACAGAGCTCCGGCAAAAGACCTAATGGAATTCGTTGAAAAAGGTTACTCTTTTGTTTTAGATGCAGATGTTAGCTCTGGTGAAAACGATCAGGGAGAATATTTTGTTTTTATAGAACTTTCACGAAACGAAAAGTTATCAGAAAACATTAAAGAACTAACCTACGGTATCAATAAACTTACCGGCAATGATCAGTGGAAATTTAAATATCATAAAGATTCTGCTGTACACGAGGCTAATCAGGAAATGTTGAGAAGAATCGTTCCGGAAACTCCAATGGCCTACGAAGGATTTATGAATAAAACCAAAACTGAAAGTATTAAAAAATTCTTCAACAAAACCTTAATGGATGATTTAGTTTTAGAAAACGATGTTATCACAATTAAAAAACCTTTCAATAAATTTGTTAGATTAAAAATAATAGGCGAAGACAATACTCAACACATTTTAGAAAATACCGAAGATACAACTACAGTAGATCAAACATCAACCAGTGAAGTTTTTTGGTTAACTAAAGTATTAGGGGATTATAACATTACTAAAATTGGCGAGAACTTCTTGTTCGATAACAAGGGGCGAGCCATGTTACTACAAAGGATAGACTAATGAGTTTTACATTCAACTTTACCAAAGATCAACTTAAAGAAATGATTCCGAAAAATCCATATTTGGATAACTGGTACAAAGCCATATCTGAAATTCTTCCGGAATACGAAATAAACACTCCACAGAGAGTTGCAGCATTTTTAGCACAATGCGCTCACGAATCAGGTGGTTTTATTTTCCTAAAAGAAAATCTAAATTACAAAGCAGCAAGTTTACGCAAAGTGTTTCCTAAGTATTTTCCAGACGATGCAACAGCAGCGGCCTACGCTAACAAGCCAGAAAAGATCGCTAACAGAGTTTATGCTAGTCGTATGGGCAACGGTGATGAATCATCTGGAGACGGATGGCGCTACTGTGGTAGAGGATTGATCCAGTTGACTGGTAAAGACAATTATACATTCTTCGCAGCAAGTTTAGATATTCCTGTAGAAGAAGCCAGCGAGTATCTACAGACCTTCGAAGGTGCTGTGCAGTCAGCCTGTTTCTTCTGGGAACAAAATAATCTAAATAAGTGGGCGGACGCAGGTGACATACTCACACTGACCAAGCGTATCAATGGTGGTACTATCGGTCTAGAGGATCGCCAGAAACACTATCAACACGCTTTACATATTTTTGGAGCACACTAAAAATGTGGTTAACTGGCTGGATGCTAAGTTTTATACCGGATACGTTTTTTGTCTGGGTAAGCTATGCACTGGTTGGTCTAGGGGTAGCATTATATATTCTTAGCAAAGTTATTCAATGGCTACCTCTTTTAAGCCAATATAAATTTCCTGCAGAAATCTTGGGTGTCCTACTATTAACTGTAGGTGCCTATGTATTTGGCAGCTATGGAACTGAAATGGATTGGCGTGAACGTGTTCGTGAACTAGAAGAAAAGGTAGCGATCTCAGAACAGAAAGCCAAAGAAAAGAATATCGAGATACGCACTAAGATTGTAGAAAAAATCAAAGAAGTTAAAGTAGTACAAGAAGTTGTTAGAAATATAATTGTTGAAAAAGAAAAGATAATCGATGCACAATGCAAGGTTGCACCTGAAGCTATCGACATACTTAATATGGCAGCTACCGGACAGTTAAAGGAAGAAAAGAAATGAAAAAACTAATTTTAATTCTTCCAGTATTTTTATTAGCAGGTTGTCTAGGAACTACTGCACCAGTAAAAAGAAACTTTCCAGGTGTTCCAGAAGAATTAATGAAAGCCTGTCCTGCACTGAAAACCGTAGAGCCTGGTACAGAACAACTATCAAAGGTCATAGGTGTAGTAGCTGATAATTACGCACAATATCACGAATGTAAGATTAAAGTCGACGGCTGGGTCGAATGGTATAATGCGCAGAAGAAAATTTTCGACGAAGTGAAATAATATGGTTTCAGTTGCAGATCTAGACAACGACGGTAAGATAGGTCGACGTGATATAGAAAACAGTACTCAACTGTTAGAATTAGAACTTAGAGAAGAAAAAGCAGACAGCCAGCGCAGAATGGCTTGGGTAGCTATTATTTCCATGATCGTGTTTACTGTCTTACTATTCAGTCCTGTTGTATCCGACAGTAGGGTCGAAGCGTTGGCAGATTTACTAGGACTGTTTTATATTGCACAGGCCGGAGTAGTAGGTGCCTATATGGGAGTAACTGCCTGGATGAGCAAAGGGCAGAGCTCAGTGGTCGGCAGAATTTCCCCGGCTCCTGGTCCAAAACGTGTACCCCAACCAGCTGAGCCTGAATTATAATAGCAGTTTATTCAAGGCAGCACTTTACAACTTTTTTGGGTAAATAACATTGTATTTTATGTTAGAGCAAAAGGAGCGGTATGAACAGTGATTTAAAATTATTTAAATGGGTAATTATTTTGCTTGCCCTACCTTTAGGTCTAGCTATTTTCGGAGGAGATAGTTTCCGTTATCCTTGTCAAGATCCAGCTAATTGGGACAAAGATATGTGCAAACTTCCATTATGTGATGTAACGAGAACCTGTCCTGAGCATATATTCAAAGGACAAAGAGATCCTAGATTAGGACCTCCTAAAGATGGAACTCCGGCTTCTATAGCTCAACCCCCCGTAGTCGATAATAAAGGATGCAGATAATGGAACTTTTAACCAGATTTAAAAAAGAAGATAAAGAAACAGGCGAATACTTTATCTATACAGAAGACCAATTAATGGCTAGACTCAGATTCTTTATCGGAATCTGTCTAGCCTTAACACTAACAGGCATTGTTTTTGTTGTGTTGTATTCGATTATTTTTGTCACACAACCACTAAATGCTATCAGTCCAATCGATCAAAAGTTTTTTGAATTGATTATACCTATTGCAACATTCCTTACAGGAACACTGTCAGGGATTATGTTAGCAGGCAACGATAAAGATCTAAAAGCCAAGGCCCTTGAATCAGCTAATAAAGCACCAACTGTGAGCCCGGCTCCAGGTGCAGGTCCAAGTGGTGGCGGATTTAGTGCATCTGCTAACATAGGTGGATTTAATGCTACATTCAAATCCCCAACTTCTGCATTTGGCGCACCCCAAACAGGAGGCTTTGGTACAACCAGTCCAGGTTTTGGTGCAGTTCCTCCGGCATCAACAGGCTTCGGAGCGATGTCAGCAGCACCATTAATGAGTAGTACAGGCAAACCTATGCCTGAACAACCCGATCATCCAGAACTTTAAGGAGAATATATGAAACACATTATTTTTGTAGCAGGTTTAGCTCTAGCATTATCATATCCTGCTGTTTATGCAGATAACCATGATAAACAACCAGAAACCAAAAAAGTCTGTGTAGACGCACAGGGCAAAGACGGTAAGCCCGTTATTGATCCAAAAACTAAAAAACCTAAACAGAACTGCAAAGAAGTAAAGGTACACAAGAAACACGAAGGTACAGCAGTCCCTGAAAAGAAAAAATAACAGCTCAGTAACAGCGAAGTAAATAATAGGACTGATTGATTCAGTCCTATTTTTTTCGTATAATATACTGTATGGATTATTATAAAACATTAGGGTTAAACAGAGGGTCTTCGGAGTCAGACATTAAAAAGGCCTACCGAAGCCTCGCGATGAAACATCATCCAGATCGCGGAGGTGATGAAAAAAAATTCAAAGAGATAGAAGAGGCCTATCGGACACTAAGCGATCCTGAAAAGAAAAGACTAGTAGATGCTGGAGTCGATCCCAACTCTCAAAATCAAGGTCATAATTGGAATCAGGGACCGTTTGAATTTCATTTCGGCTCTGATAATATACACGATATTTTTAATCAATTCGGATTTGGATTCAATCAACGACCAATGAGAAGAAATAAATCTTTAAACATTACTATAGATGTCACTCTGGAAGATGTACTATCTGGTAAGGAAATAAACGCAGAAGTCGGAATTCCGGGAGGAAAGAAAAAAGTAATCAATATTCAAATCCCGCCTGGGATAGATAACGGTCAACAAATAAAATATTCAGGAATGGGTGACGATTCTATTCCTGACTTAAGGGCAGGTGATTTGATTGTTAATGTAAGAGTTAGACCGCATTCTGTGTTTAGAAGAGAGGGTGATGCTCTGGCTATTGAAAAAGTTATCAGTGTTTGGGATGCTATTCTCGGAACAAATTTAAATATTTCAACTATAGATAACAAGATTATTACAATAACAATTCCACCCGGGACTCAGCCGGAAACCGTGTTAAGCTGTCGAGGGGAAGGATTACCTAATATGCGAACTAGGCAAAGGGGTAATCTGTTAATGAAAATAAAAATCGATATTCCAAGAAATCTCGATGCTGCACAGAAAAACCTAATAGAAACGATAAGAAAAAATGCAATTTAATCTAGGGCCGCACGAAAGTCTAATCGAAAAGAGCATAGGATGGGATTTTAATTCCGACGGCGACGCAGAATTAATTGAAAAATTTATGTGCGAATTCATGATATCTAACAACGGAATAGGCCTTGCGGCCAATCAAATCAATATTGCTAAAAGAGTATTTGTTATAGGCAGCGAGAATATACCAGGTTTTCCGAAACCATTTGCTGTGTTCAATCCTAAAATTATAGAATCTAGCAAAGAAACAGTTCTGGATAAAGAAGGATGTTTAAGTTATCCTGGACTGTTTTTAATGATTAAAAGACCTCAATGGGTCATTGCTGAATATCAAGACAGCAAAGGTAATATTAAAGAAATTAAAGTAGATGGGTATCTATCAAAATGTTTTCAACATGAATACGATCATCTAGATGGCGTATGTTTCGTTGACAAAGTATCTCAATTAAAGTTACAATTAGCTATGAAGAAATTAAGGAAATTTAAATAATGATCGAACCTAGTAAGAGCCTTCAGGGTGTTTTCGAAACTGCTATCGAAGTAGCTAAATCGAATCAACACGAATACATAACACTAGAACATATTGTTTATAGCATAATGTTAGATGAAAATTCCTATAATCATCTAGAACAGTTCGGTGCTGATGTTAATTTTATTAAAAACAATTTAGAAAATTACGTCATTAACAATCTCAGCGACATTAAGACCGAAGATGAAAATCTAAGACCTAAAAAAACCAATTCGGTGGAACGAGTATTAAACAGATGTTTCTCACAGGTACTATTCAGTGGGCGTCAAAAAATTGAAATTATAGATGTTATTTTAAGTATTCTTAATGAAAAGAATTCTTTCGCTTTTTATTTTTTAAGCAAAGGCGGAGTCAGCAAAGAAAAATTCATCCAACACTTTCATGATCAACTCACAGGAGATGATGAAGAAAACGACAATGAGAACGCTGTAGTGAATCCAAATCAAATCGAAAAAATTATCAATCAATTTTGTACTAATCTAAGCCTATTAGCTAAACAACGTAAAATAGATCCTGTAATTGGACGAGATGAAGAACTTGAAAACATTCAACTAATTTTGGCTCGCAGAAATAAGTGTAATGTACTAATGGTTGGCGAGCCAGGTGTAGGTAAGACTGCGATCGCAGAAGGTCTAGCACGTAAGATATTTGAAAAGAAAGTTCCTAAGTTTATTCAAGATCACCAGGTATATACACTAGACATTAGTTCGTTGTTAGCAGGATCTAAATATCGAGGAGACTTTGAAGAACGCATCAAGGCTGTATTAACCGCACTAGAAAGAAAAGGCAAGATTATTCTTTTCATTGATGAGGCACATATGATGCAAGGTGCGGGCGCAGCCAATCAATCAAGCAACGATCTGGCCAACATTCTTAAACCTATATTGACCAAGGGTGTTATTAAACTGATAGCATCTACTACCTGGGAAGAATATCGCAAGCATTTTGAAAAGGATCGTGCGTTGATGCGCAGATTCCAACGTGTTACTATCGACGAACCGACCAGCGAAATTACCGTTAAGATCATCAAAGGAATTAAAAAATATTATGAAAAGCATCATAATGTAAAGATTACAGAAGCAGCAATTGAACAAGCGGTTAAACTATCTGTGAAGTATATGCCAGACAAAAAACTTCCAGATAAGGCTATCGATATTATTGATTGTGCATCTGCTAGATATAAACTTCGAGACGACGAAACAATGGAAGGTATTGAGCAGATCGTAGACGTTGAGCAGGTAACCTACGAACTTAGCAAGATGATCAATATGCCTTTGGAAACTGTAGCGCAGAAAGAGAGCAAAAATCTTGCAGATCTAGAATCCGGAATGAAAGAAGTTGTCTACGGTCAGGATGGTGCTGTAGATAACTTATTAGATAAAATTTTTGTAGCACAGGCTGGTATGAAGTTACCTAATAAACCAGTTGGATGTTTCTTATTTGCAGGTCCGACGGGTTGCGGTAAAACAGAAACTGCTAAACAACTAAGTTTAAAAATGGGATTGCCGTTGGTTAGATTTGATATGAGTGAATATCAAGAAAAACACAGCGTCGCCAAACTTATCGGTGCACCTCCAGGATATGTAGGTTACGAAGATAATGCTGGTCAACTTATCACGAAATTACAGGAAACACCAAATTGTGTTTTACTATTAGACGAAATTGAAAAAGCTCATCCGGATGTTACTAATATTCTATTACAATTTATGGACAACGGATTCGTTACTGGTAGCAATGGAAAAGTAGCAGATGGTAGGAATACTATTTTGATTATGACCAGCAACTTAGGTGCTGCTGATAACGAAAAAAATACTATCGGTTTTGGAGATTTATCTCGAGAAGGGGAAGATGACAAAGCAGTTAAAAAATTCTTCGCTCCCGAATTCCGTAATAGATTAGATGCGACTATCAAGTTTACAAAATTATCACAAGAAACTGTGCGTAAGATCGTTGAAAAATTTATTTCTGATTTAAATCAACAGATCAAAGAAAAGAACATCGAGATCGTCGCTGATCAATCTGTGATTAGCTGGTTAGCCGAAAAAGGCTACGACAGTAAGATGGGTGCAAGACCGTTAGCGAGATTGATTGATAACAAAATTAAATCTCCTCTAAGTAGACAAGTCCTATTCGGAGAGTTAAAAGAAGGCGGAAAGGCAGTCGTAAACTTAAACGGGAACGAAATTTCTTTCACATTTCTTAAAAAAGAAGTGACTCTGACTAAAGAACAGCGCAAGGCATTGAAAAGAGGGGAACCGATCCCATTACTAGAAAATGACTAAAATAAAATACACCAATAGAAAGTTCTATAATAAATGGGTATACAAGGTATCACTATTGATACCTGGTGTATCTATAATGAGAATAAATTCTATTGAAAAATTGATTAATTTTGATAAAGAAGAAATGCCCGAAGGCAATGGTTATAGACAAAGTAGCCTGATCAAGGCCTACAGCAATAAATCGTATATCAGTAAATTAGCATGTATTCTAAACTTAACTCAGAAAGATTCTTACGCTAAGAGGATCGAAAGCAATAGGATTGACATTTACACAAATGACAAATCTATATGCGATAGTATTGAAAAAGAGCTAGCTGATAAGATTGTTTATATCTCGGTGCCTGATAACAATCAGTTAGATATTCTCAATACAGGATTAATACCTGTACAAAAACTTCCACACGGATCGTACAAATATAAAGTTTATCTATTACCGCACAAACTTAAAAACGATATACAGGCTAAGAACAACTATCTGTCTTGGCTCAATCAACAAAGTCCTAAAATTTTAATTTCTGAAAAAGTTAAAAAGTGGTTTATAGATACCAATTGGAACTGGGATCGACGGTACATCTATGTGCAGGACGAACATACCCTGCTATTACTGAAACTTAGATCTAGCGAATCTATGGGCAGAGTACACGAATATAGTATAGTCGATAAATAATAGATGTCCAACGAAAACACTATTTTATTATCGTCTACTTCTGTTGAAACCTGGGATGGAACTTCGGGTATAGAGTATCAGTATAGCGATAAACAAAAGGCTGCAGGATATCATAAAAAATCCTCAGCTCTACATACCGCTATATTTGAATTTGATAACTTTTTAGGCGATATCAAAATACAAGCGACATTAGAAACGCATCCATCTTCTAATGACTGGTTTGATGTGGAATACGATACTGGATCAGAAATACAGGCATTAGACAGTACTCCTTTGCTAACTAACGAAACACGTAACTTTACTGGTAATTTTGTGTGGATAAGAGCTGCATACAGGCTAATGCAAGGCACTATCACACAAGTTCGATATACTTACTAAGCTTTAAAGATCGATAAATATAGTATCACCTTACGGAAGATACTATGAGAGACCTTTTAAACAAATTAACATCAATCGAAAACACTCAAGAGTCCATTGTTCCAGAACTAGGCGACTCGATCGGATTTAGTTTTAGTCCTGATTTAGAAATAGTTACTGAGGTTATCGGATTCACAGAAGACGGAATCGTTGTAGAATTAGACGAAACTGGCTTAAATCACTTAACTGAAAACGGTGCTATAATGCTAGAAGGCGAACTGATCTACGAAGAAAAGCAAAAAGGCGTAGATGGTAAAGCCTGTTGGAAAGGCTACAAGCGTATGGGCACCAAACAGAAAGGCGGCAAGACCGTAGACAACTGTGTTAAGATGGGCGAAGATCTTGACGAGAGCGGATTACAACGCTATACAGGTATTAAAAAATATGGCAAAGACGGATTTGAAGCACTGCAGAAAGCAGGTCGTGAAGGTGCAGACGAGGAAGAAAAAGGACGCATCAAAGACAAGTATCTAAAAAAAGAAGATGCAGCAGTAGACGAAGCTGAATATCAAGGCCGTAAAGTACAGCTAGGCAAGAAAATGCCAGGTGATGTTAAGAAATCAAAAGTATATGTAAAGAATCCACAGGGTCGTGTTGTTAAAGTAAACTTTGGCGACAAGAAAATGCGTATTAAGAAATCAAATCCAGCACGTAGAAAGTCATTCCGTGCTCGTCATAATTGTGCGAATCCAGGTCCGCGTCATAAGGCAAGATACTGGTCTTGTAGGAGCTGGTAATGTTATTAAGAGAAATGTTTTCACCAATCGGTGCTCCGAATGAAAAAGAGCAAGATGTTGATTGGATCAATGATTTAAAATTCTTCATCGACAACGATGATACTGTTCTCAGTAAGAATTTTTTTCCTGCTATAAAAAAACACAGAGATTATGTAGGAAATCCTAATGTCTATAAGATTTATATAAGACCAATTGAAAGCAGTTGCGAATCATATTGTGAAAAATATCAAGTCAGTGATAGAGAGAAAAAATTTCCAAAAGAAGATTTGATCGGGTTAGCGAAAAAATTTGCCGAAGAACAAGAAATACATATCAAAAATAAAAATTACGATTCCGAATGAAACTTTTAGAACTTTTTGAAGCCGACACAAAACATATAACTTTCGTATTCGGAAGACTTAATCCCCCCACCATCGGACATAAACAGTTACTAGATACTGCTGCTAAAGTTGGAGGGGACTATAAAATATTTGTTAGTCCTAGTCAAGACAAAAAAGATAATCCCTTAGATTATTCTACCAAAATTAAATTTATCAAAGCAATCATACCCGAACACGCCAAGGCGATAGTCGAAGATCCCGGCCTTAATACTCCTGTAAAAATTGCCAGCTATCTATACGATCAAGGTTATAGAGCAGTAACATTTGTAGCTGGCAGTGATAGATTAGAATCTATGAAGAAGCTGCTAGAAATGTATAACGGAGTCGAAGGTAAGGCGCACGGGTATTATAAATTTGATGTCTTAGATTTTAAAAGTAGTGGTGAAAGAGAAGATGGAGCAGAAGGTGTTGCAGGTATCAGCGCCAGTAGAGCACGATCTATGGCAGCCGGAGGCGACCTAGAAGGTTTTGCAGAGGCGACCGGGGCAGGACAATACGCAGAAAAACTTTACATCGCTGTAAGAAAAGGGATGGGAATAAACGAGTCGACTCTAGAAGCGAATCCTAATCAACAAATATCAATATACAAATCAGATGGTAAAACTTATAGACAACAACCTATGCCATCCTTAGAAAAAGATCCTGTAGATGATGCTGATCCGTTAGACATTTTAAAAAATGAGCCGTACGAAACAGATTTCAGCAAGGAAGAATTAAAGAGAATCATTGCAAAAAACTTTGAAAAATTAAATGATCAGCAAAGAAAAGTGCTTAAAGCAAGATTCTGGCTCGGTATGACTTTAGATGAAGTTTCCGAAAAGATGAAATTATCTCCTGAAAGGATAAGGCAAATCGAAGCGAGGGCTATGAGAATCCTAAGACAGTCTTTAGGAGTAGAAAAAGAAAAAGATTATGTTGAATCAGTAGAAGAAGGTTGGAAAAGCAAAATGGCTGGTGCTGCCCTTGCTGCTGCGAATCTATTAGGCAGTCCTGCTCAGGCAGCAGAAGAACCAATTAAACCTATTACTATTGCCTATGTAATGATAGACGGTGAGGTTAGAAAATATAATCTTGGTGATAAATTTGATAATGCCAAAGAGGCAGAAAAATTTATCAGTGGAGTTTTAGACAAGCAAGGTTTACAAGGTTATCAATTAGAAATCAAACACGGATATCCTAAAAAGAAAGAAGTCAAAGAAGCACCTATCGAGATGGACCCCACTGATCCTATGGATCCTATGATATATGGTGCTGGAGGAAATCCAGCTAAACTGAAATATCGTATGATGAGAGCCGCTGGGCAAATCAAAGATTTAGCTAGTCGTGTAGATAATGCTAGCCCTAGCGAGTGGCAAACAATGGCTAGACAATTCGATGAATTAAAAATGAATGTAGAACAAATACGTCATGCGTTAGAAGAACTTGCTAAAGTTCGTAAAAAAGGCGGAATACGTAGTCGCGGAATTGATCCTATGTTAGATCATATAGAGAAATAAAATGAAAGCAAAAGAATTTATACCAACAAGTAAGCCTAGAAACTTTGTAGCTAAGAATCAAAAAACTGCAGGCGCAGGCGCCCATCGTGATAAGAAAAAAGAGCAGAAACAAGGTTACGAAAAACATAAAAGCAAAGATGTTACTGAAACCGAATTAAGAGATAAAGAAGATTTAATTGCAAAGCGAAAAGCACTTCAAGACTTGCAAATGGATCCTATTGCGTCGCAAGACAAAGAAATCAAACAGGCTATAATTCAACGTAAAAACGATTTAGAAAAAGAAGCAAAGAGTAAAGGTATGACAGAAAGAATTCGAGATCCGGAAGATTGGGATGAGGGTAACACTGAGCCTCCGAATAATTTTGCTGTTTACATCAACGGTAAGAAATGGAAAGTATTTCAAGGTCGTGGTCAATATGCCGACGACCAATACGAAGAAAAACATTTTTACAGTTTAAAAGATTGGGCACGTAAAAAATCTGAGCAGACTGGTAAAAAATGGGAAGTGTATAAAACTGGCGAATCGCCGACAGCATAATGGAATTATCAGAATTAAAACGTCTTGCTGGTATTACAGAATTCAAAGGCTATCAACCTTATGAAGGTAGTAATATAAGTATTACTGGTAACGAAAAGCGTCAGATAGAAAAAAAGCATAATATACAGCCCGGAACTCGTGAATGGTTTCAACTGTGGTTTAGTTTGCCTTACATGACTGGCGAGAAACCAGTAGGAGATAAAAAATGGTTGAGATAACTGAATCAGCAAAAGCAAAAGTTATAGATCTTCTTTTAGAAGAAAATAATCCTAATTTAAAATTAAGAACATTTGTCCAAGGTGGAGGATGCTCAGGATTTCAATACGGATTTACTTTTGACGAAGAACAAAATGAGGACGATTTTGAAATAGCATTAGATGATAAATGGAAAGTAGTTGTTGATGCTATGAGTATGCAGTACATGACTGGTGCTATTATAGATTATACAGAAGATTTATCTGGGGCGAATTTTAGCATAAAGAATCCTAATGCACAGACAACCTGTGGTTGTGGATCAAGTTTTTCGGTGTAACACATGAGAGCTCACGAATTTGTCACTGAGAAAAAACGTAAGAAACATAAATCTCGTCAGGCTGCATACGGGCCAGGACCGTTTGGCGGGTATGGATATGCTACTGGCTATAGTGGAGACGGGGGCGATGTAGGGGAAGATCAACATCCTAACGAAAGGCCGCGAGGGCCGGAAACTAAACCAACAATGCCCAAGGGCACAGTTAGAGTAGATGTTAGTGATGTATATGATTGGTATAAATTAGGACAGCACATCAGTGATTTAAAAGGTTTAGGTAAACACGATTTTGGCAAAGGTCCTCCTAGCGCAATAATGTCGTTTGGCGACGAAGATGAAGAGCACAAATATATTCAAAACTTAAAAAAGACGGGACTAACAACTACAGATATAGATCCTGCAGGACATAAGAAAAAGAAAGGCCAAAAAACAGATCCAACCTATAACGTAGAAAACTTTGCCGATGGTAAAGTTAAAGGTAAAAGTCGTCCAGGTCGTGTAAAAAATGCAGGGGCTAGTTGCAACGGATCTGTAACTGATCTGCGTAGTAAAGCTAAAAATGCATCTGGTGAGAAAGCTAAAATGTATCACTGGTGCGCTAATATGAAATCTGGACGTAATAAATAATAGATTATGAAATTAAAAGAAATATTAGAATCTGCTACTGTAGGAGCCACAAACGCCGGAAATGTAGGTACTGTGGTTAACCCGCATATTAGCCCCGGAAAAGCCAGAGGTAAGAAAAGCTACACAGGTAGTCCGGGAAAAAGTGGAACTAAAGCTCCGCCGCAACCCAAGGTTTCTCAACCAAAAAACAAAGACGGCACAGCTAAAAACGCCTTAGATACACCAACTAGCTTGTTCGGTGAAGGTAATTTCATACAGAGATAAATATAATATGGACCTCGAAAAACCAAGACCAGACGATCACGAAGCAAAAATGGCAAGAGCCGATTGCTATAAATTGGCAGAATATTCTGCCAAATTATTTCAAATGATCAAAGAGGGTGAAGAATTAGACGGCTGGGTACAGGCTAAAATTACCAAAGCTGCTGATTATATTTCTAGCGTATATCATTACTTAGAGTATGAAAAAATGTCTAGAGAATCGATTAATTTAGGCCCTAGAGAATTCGAAGAAGCTGTTCAGGCTAAAGTAAAAGATAGCCTTACAGAACAATGGTTAAACAAAAAACAAGGAAACTGAAATGGATTTCAAATCACTTATTTCTAAAATCAGCTCATTAGACACACCAATTGAGTCAAAACCTGCTGCAGAGGCACAGGAAGTTCTAAGATTAGACGAAGACACAGAATTTAGAGTTCTGGCTGGTCTTACTCCTCTTACTGAATCTTTGATTGCTGAAAAGAAATTAACTAAAGCAGAAAAAGATAAAAAAGAAGAAGTAGTAAAGTCTATGAAAAAAGACAAAGACGGATTTGAAAAGAGATACGGTAAGCGAGGCGAAGAAGTTATGCATGCCACAGCTACTAAGGTCGCTAAGAAAAAAGAAGAATCTGTTGAAGGCGACGACGAAGCATTAAACGAATACCAATCTAAAGATGGTAAGTATGTTCACAAAGGCAAATACGGTTCAGATTACGACGGCAGCGATCATCAAGACGACCCTAAGAAAAAAGAAAAATCCGGTATGACTGGTGCTGAAAGACGCGAACAAAAATCTAAAGATAAAGAACAAGACAAAGCTTCTAAAGATTATGAAAAGAAACATGGTAAAGGTTCAGTGACTCGTCATAAGATGGAAGGCGCTGAATTAGACAAAGAAAATTTCCAAAAGAAATTTGATTCTATGGTAGAAGCTAAGAAAGAAAAAATGGCTAAGAAAGATAAGAAGATGGACGAAGGTTCGAAACCTGATTTCTTAGATCTTGACAAAGACGGCAACAAGAAAGAGCCAATGAAAAAAGCTGCTGCCGACAAAGGCGGAGATAAAAAAGACAGTGGTAAGAAAGGTATGAGTGCTGCACAGGCTAAGTACTTTGGAAAGAAAAACGAATCTGTCTCAACTTCAAAGAAAGTTGTTGCCGAATCCGTTGAAGCATCGTCAAACTTTAGAGAACTAATGAAACTTGTTATCGAAAGCGGCGGTCAGCAAGCTATCGATCCGTTAGACAAGGCATTGTTTGATTGGGCTACTAGAGTAGCACAGAGAAAGTTTACAGAATCAACTAAAGCAGAAGTTTATGCTGGCCTAGTATACGAAAGAATGGGTGGCCGTTTTGAAATGTACGATGTGTTAAGTGAAGAACAAAAATAAATTTAAGTTGGAAATAAAAAGCCAGTCCTAGGTTGACTGGCTTTTTTTATGACTATATAATTGTCTTATAAGGAGAATAGTATATGGCAAAAATGTATGGTCCTGAAGAACGAGCTAAACTAGAACGTCTCATCAATGAAGGTTCAAATGTTCTACGAGAAGTAGAGGATCTTCAAGAGGGTCTTAAAGAAACAGTTAAAGCAGTAGCTGAAGAACTACAAGTAAAACCCAGTATTATCAATAAGGCAATTAAGATTGCACACAAAGATAATTGGAAATCTCATGAAGAAGAATGGGATGAAATTGAAATGATCTTAGGTGTTACTAAACATTTGCCCGAGAAGGATTAAATGATTAATGAATTATTTAGACCTACACTAGAATGGATAAGAGATGATTGGCGTAGTCACCCGTTCCGTTTTATGGTGGAGATTGTCGCATGGGCTATATCGATTGGATGTAGCATCACTATGGCGCTCACTGTCCCCAATCCACCTTTACTTATTTTGTACCCTATTTGGATCGCTGGCTGTGCCATGTATGCTTGGGCTGCTCATACTAGGAAATCGTTTGGCATGTTGGCTAACTACCTGTTATTGGTAACCATAGATACCGTCGGATTAATCCGTATGTTATAAATAAATCTGTAAAAGATGGTAGGCGTGGCCATAAACCGCACATTTGGTATTTGCGAGCCCTAAGTCGCATATGGAGAAAAATTGAGTTACGTTGACGCATTCTATGATCGCAACGACGATATTATTCGTATCGTCGAACGAGACAGCAAAGGTAATAGGCATTATAAAGACTATCCTGCCAAACACCTTTTTTATTACAAAGATTCCAAAGGCAAGTTTACTTCTATACACGGAGATCCGTTGAATCGAGTTTCCTGTAAGAATATAAAAGAACTACGGAAAGAACTTGCAATCCATTCAAATAAAAAACTATACGAAAGTGATATTAATCCAATCTATCGCTGCCTAGAAGATAACTATCTCAATGCGGATGCACCTAAGCTAAATGTAGCCTGGTTCGATATTGAGGTGGACTTTGATCCAGAACGTGGCTACGCATCACCGGAAGATGCATTTATGCCTATCACTGCTATCGCTGTTCACTTACAATGGATGGACACTATGGTTTGTTTGGCAATTCCGCCAAAAACTATTTCAATGGCAGAGGCAAAACGTCAAGTTGAAGAATTTCCTAATACTATGCTGTTTGATAACGAAGCAGATATGTTAGACACATTCCTAGATCTAATTGAAGATGCAGATGTATTGTCGGGATGGAACAGCGAAGGTTTTGATATTCCCTATACCGTCAATAGAGTAACAAAAGTTTTAAGCAAAGAAGATACTCGTAGATTTTGTCTATGGAATCAGTTCCCAAAAAAGAGAGAATATGAAAAGTACGGAAAGGCGGCTGTTACTTATGACCTTGTTGGTCGTGTTCATCTAGATAGTCTCGAGTTGTACCGCAAATACACCTATGAAGAACGCCATACATACAGACTCGATGCTATCGGAGAAATGGAGATAGGCGAGAACAAGACTGTCTATGAAGGTACATTGGATCAACTTTACAACAATGATTTTAAAAAGTTTATCGAATATAACAGACAGGACTGTGCATTGCTAGATAAACTTGATAAGAAGTTAAAGTTTATGGATCTTGCTAATACACTGGCACACGAATGTACAGTATTATTACAGACTACTATGGGTGCGGTCGCCGTTACAGAACAAGCTATTATTAACGAAGCACATAAGCGTGGTATGATTGTGCCTAATCGTATCGGTCGTGACGAAAGTGTTAATACCCAGGCAGCAGGGGCATATGTTGCCTATCCTAAAAAAGGTATTCACGAATGGATTGGTTCGTTGGATATTAACTCGCTGTATCCTTCAGCGATTCGTGCGTTGAATATGGGGCCGGAAACTATCGTAGGTCAACTACGTGCAGATGGAACTAAGGCATATATCGAAGCAGAAATGGCTAAAGGAAAATCATTTGCATCGGCGTGGGAAGGCGTATTCGGATCACTAGAATATACCGCAGTAATGAATCGTGAGGTAGGAAGAGAAATCACTATCGACTGGGAAGACGGAGAAAATGATACTCTAAGTGCTGCTCAGATCTACGATTTGATATTTGAAAGTAATCAGCCTTGGATACTGTCAGCAAATGGAACTATCTTCACCTACGAAAAGGAAGGTATTATTCCTGGTTTGCTCAAGCGTTGGTACGCTGAACGTAAAGAAATGCAGGCTAAACTTAAAGAATGTATTTCCGCAGGAAACAAAATTGAAGAAGAATACTGGGATAAGCGTCAGCTAGTTAAGAAAATTAACTTGAACAGCTTGTATGGTGCTATTCTCAACCCGGGCTGTAGATTCTTTGATAATAGAATCGGTCAATCCACAACTCTTACTGGTAGAGCCATTGCTAAACATATGGCATCAAAAGTTAACGAAATTATCACCGGTGAATATGATCACGTTGGAAAATCTATCATATACGGTGACACAGACTCTTGTTACTTCTCAGCGTATACTACGTTGAAGAAGGATATTGAGAAGAATACGATTCCTTGGTCTAAGGAATCTGTTGTTGAACTTTATGATACTATAGGAGAAACTGTTAATGGAACATTCATTAGATTCATGCAAGACGCCTTCCATGTCCCAAAATCCCGAGGAGAGGTCATTAAAGCAGGTCGCGAGATTGTTGCTTCCAAAGGACTATTCATTACAAAGAAACGATACGCAGTACTTTACTACGACAAAGAAGGAAAACGGACAGATGTTGACGGCAAACCAGGGAAGATCAAAGCTATGGGGCTCGATCTCAAACGTTCAGATACCCCGGTTGTTATCCAAGAATTCTTAAGTAATGTTCTAGAAAGAGTCCTTACAGGACAAAGCAAAGAAGAAGTACTAGGATACATTACTGATTTCCGTACAGAATTTAAAACACGCCCTGGTTGGGAGAAAGGTTCGCCTAAGCGAGCTAACAATATCACAGAATATGCTGCCAAAGAAAAGAAAGCCGGTAAGGCCAATATGCCTGGGCACGTTCGTGCTAGCCTAAATTGGAATACTTTAAAGCGTATGATGGATGACAAATATAGTATGCATATCACTGACGGTGCTAAGGTTATCGTCTGCAAAATTAAAGATAATCCAATGGCTTATACATCAGTGGCTTACCCTGTAGATGAATTAAGACTTCCACAATGGTTCAAAGATCTGCCATTTGACGATGCCGAGATGGAAAATACAGTTATCGACGAAAAGCTAGAAAATCTTATTGGTGTTTTGGAATGGGACATCAGTTCAACAAGGTCGGATAACACATTCAGCAAATTGTTTGATTTTGAGTGATTTCTAGGTTGATTTTCATTCAAGATCTAAATATAATCTTAATATAAAGGAGAATTCTCAATGAAAGATATTTTACAAGACATTGTGTCGCACACACAAAACCTAGGCTTCTTAACAACAGTTAAAGTCACAGGCACAGAAGATAAAACGCAGGTATTTTCTATGGCTGACGATCGCTCAGTGATCATGGAAGGAGAAACTGCAAACCCCTATCCAGATATGTTAGGCACATTCGGTATGCCGCAACTCAACAAATTGAAATATTTGTTAGACGGTGCCGAGTATAAAGAAGATTCTAAAATTAATGTAACGTTTGCAGAACGCAACGGTGAAACTATTCCTGTCGGTATCCACTTTGAAAACAAAGATGGCGACTTCAAGAATGACTATCGTTTTATGAATCAGGAAATCATCAACGAAAAGATGAAGACTGTTAAGTTCCGAGGGGTTAAGTGGGATGTAGAAATTGAACCTAGCGTGGCTGCGGTACAACGTTTTAACTTCCAAGCAGGTGCTAACAACGAACATCCAACTTTCTTAGCCAAGACAGATGGCGGCAACTTAAAGTTTATCTTCGGTGACGCTAGCACACACGGCGGTGAATTTGTATTTGCACAGAACGTAGCAGGTAAGTTAGATCGTGGTTGGACATGGCCAGTGTTACCTGTGTTAAGCATTTTAAAAATTGCAGACGTTAATAACACTAAGATGGCTTTGAGCAATGAAGGTGCTATTCAGATCACTCTCGATAGCGGACTTGCTACTTACAAATACATTATCCCTGCACAGGCAGCTTGATGATTAATTCTTTTACACAAGCATCTAAGTATGTCACTGCATACATGGGATCTAACAACGATCCCTATTTCAGTATGTCGGCGCCAAGTGCTGGTATGTTGAGATTTAATGGCGACACAAGAAATATGGAAGTGTATGACGGCAGTAGTTGGAGACCGATGACGGGGACTTCGGCTAGTGTAAGTATGAATCCAGATGCAGAGAAAGCCATAGAATGGGCGTTGAAAAGAATTGAACAAGAGAAACAATGGTACGAGCTCGCATCAAACAACGAAGCAGTTCGTATTGCATTAGACCAATTAGAACAGGCAAAAACAAAATTAGAACTTACAGCAATTTTAGCGAGAGATTATGAACAAACAACCAGTTGACTTAACACCATTACAAAAGGACTACGCAGTTTATCTTCCTGCGATCAGTTCTTTCTATAGTACCTATGTAGACAAACAACGAAAAGAAGAATTTATACCTAATGATCGAATTCCTAAAGGATTTGACCGTGGTATCGAAGGTATGAACTTTCTTAATCCAGAACAAGGATATTTTTATTATAAAAATGCTTTGTATTCAGCAGGTCATGCACAATTAGATATCGAAAAGAGTCTTGATCAAGAACTAATGATACAGGCTAGAGATCGTTCTAAAACAATGATCTTAGGAGATTCTGGTGGATACCAGATTGGTAAGGGTGTTATTAAATTCGACTGGCAAGACTTCGAAGGCCCTGCTGCTAACAAAGTCCGTGAAAAAATCTTAACTTGGTTAGATGTTACTGCAGACTGGTCAATGATGTTGGACGTCCCTACCTGGGCCTGTGATAAAAATCATACTGAAAAAACAGGTTTAAAAACCTTTGATGATTGTCTTGAGAAGACACAATTCAATAACAAATACTTTATTGAAAATAGAGTCGGTTCTGATAATGGTGGTACTAAATTTTTAAATGTTTTACAGGGTTCTAATTGGGAAACTGCAGAAGCTTGGTATCAAGGTGTTAAAGAATTCAGCGACAAAGCAGTATGGGGTGACAAAGCTGCTGAAGGGTGGGCTATGGGTGGTGCCAATATGTGTAAAATGCCAGTAACCTTAAAGCGTCTTATCACTATGAAGTTTGACGGTATGCTAGAAGGTAAAGATTGGATGCACTTCTTGGGTACTGCACAATTAGACTGGAGTTGTTACTTAACGTCTATTCAGAGACAAATTAGGAAACATATCAATGAAAACTTCACTATCTCCTTTGACTGTGCATCACCGTTCATCGCAACAGCTCACGGATTGGTATACACTAACGCCCAACATACCCCTAAACGCTGGAGTGTTATCATGGATAAAGCCCCGGATAATAAGAGTCTTTCCGGACGGCACGATATACCTTTTCCTTTCGAATCCGAAGTTGGTCGCAGACTTACGATCGCTGATATCTGCCACTATGCACCAGGAATGTTAAACAAAATCGGTAAAGAAGGTAAAACTTCTTGGGATTCATTTGCCTATGCACTGATGATGAGTCATAATGTGTATTGTCATATTGTTGCGGTACAACGTGCAAATCACTTAATGGATATCGAGCTAAAAAATAAACCTAGAATGCCGTGGAGAACATATCGTGCTAAAGTCAAAGACAATGACTACAGCGACGAAATCAGTGATTGGGTTCCTAGAAACATTCTTTACTTTGACAGCTTTGTAGAAGAATTGTTTGCCTGTAAAGATAAAACCGCAGCATTCGAAATGATCGAAACTGCTACTACACTAGGATTCTTGAACGGTGTGGAAGGTGCTAGACTGCGCGGAGGTGTTAAGAGTACATTTAATCAACACTTCTACGAAGAAGGCGAAGAAGAAAAATCTGCTTACTCAGATGAGAGAGAAGACGAAGAACTTGACAAATTGAAAGTAGAATAAATGCGATCACAATCAACAGCTAAAATTCATGCTCCTAAATGTGCGTTACCAAATTGTTGTAATCAAGTAGGATACCATCGACGAAGTAATAAATTAGATGGTAGTCCTGTTTGGAAATGGAAGACATTTTGTGAACCCCACAGAACTGCACTACGTTTCGAAGTTAACGAATGGATGCGGTCTGTTGGTTGTGAAAATAAACACGGCTACCTAGGATGGTTCTGTAAAGACCCTCATACAGAAAGTTTAACTATTGATCATCACGACGGAGATAAGTTAAATTCTTCTAAAGAAAATCTAAAAATTTTATGTGCTAATTGTCATAACAAGAAAACTAAAATTTTTGGAGATCACAAAAAAAGGTATTCGTATACCAATCCAATGTTTAATAATTTTTTCGAGGAGGTATGATATGTATGAAAGTCGTATAAAAATGCTTACCGAAAGCCATCGTTTATTGGATAATCAAATATCCGAAATAGAGAAAAATGGCAATTTTGATAATCAAAAATTGTCTGAATTGAAGAAACAGAAGTTGCTTTTTAAAGACGAAATTGCTAGACTTACTAAATTGCAATGGGAACAGGATCACGAAACTGTTGATTACGATGACGAAAGATAAAAAACATAAACCCAGTCAATTTTCTCTTAACAGGGGACAGATTGAAAAACTTGCTAAAATGGCTGCTCACTTCAAAGAAGTTGAGTGGTTTACTTTAGAAGAAAGTAATAGCAGCGGAATTGGTCCTGCCGTTGTTGTCAAGTTTAACCTATTCAACGATAGCGATAAGGACATCGATACTACCGTTGATATCACTGATGTAAGCACTTGGTAATGAAAAGAAATTATGAATCTGGTGTTAAAGAGGATATTATATTCTTTGTTGGCACTGAAATTGAAAGAACTCCTGCCTTTGGAATGAAAACTTTGTTTGTTGTAGGTGTTCACGATCCGTATATTATTATGGAACTGGCTCGAAATAACAAATGTCAGCATATCTATTTCGGCGCTAATCAAAGTTTTAAAACTCAAGGTGTCAATGATTCTGAAACTTGGCGACCTTGGGAAGATATGATCTATGTCTGCCTAGATGCCGAAGATGGGTTTTGGTGTACCCTAGATTTTGATGTCAGCGAAACGGAAGGATTGCTAGAGAGCGGTCTTACCGAAAAGCGTAGATTTATTCCGCAAATTAGTGTAAAATTACCTTATATTAATCAACTAGGCTATAATGCTACACTAAAAATCGACGATAAAGATTTTTCAGCAACTAATCCTGGGGTATGGTGCCATAACCTACAGGACCTTCTGGGAAGAGATCGCTTCACAGACTGGGACCAATATGGCAAGGATGAGATACTCAAATGAGTGGTTATGGACAGGCAATCGCTACTATTGGCTCAGCAAATAAACAGCGAAGAATAAGAAAGGCAAAGAAAGTGAAGCTAACACTGAAACAACGTATTCGCAATTGGATAAACAGCGATGATTATGAAGAAGACTCTCTACAGGTCGTAGAGGCAGACAGACTTTCTAGTGACGGTATGCGTCTACAGATCTATAGAGCCAGCGGTGGCTATGTTGTAGAAACTCGTAGTTACGATAGTCACAAAGATCGTAATCTTAATAGTATGCACGTTATCACTGAAGATCAAGATCTCGGCAAAGCATTAGGTCAAATCGTCATGATGGAGGCATTGAAGAGATGATTATCAAGCAAGACATTCGACCTAACAAAATGATTTGGGTTACCTTTCGCAAAGAAGGTATTCACAAATATCCCGCAGCCGCAACTGATCCAAACTTAGCAACAGGAGATGAATATGATGTTTCGTTTTTGGCTAATCCCCATCGCCATATTTTTCATTTTAGGGTTTATCTTAGTGTCACCCACAATGACAGAGATGTGGAATTTATACAATTCAAGCGATGGCTCGAAAAACTGTATTCTAGCAACGAAGGTGTATTGTCGCTAGACTATAAAAGTTGTGAGATGATGAGCGATGACTTATATGCTCAGATTCATGCAAAGTATCCAGACCGTGAGGTTTGGATCGAGGTCTCCGAAGATGGAGAAAATGGTTCATTTATCAAGTACTAAACTAAAAGGAAGAAGCTAAAATGGCTCGTAACTACAAGGACTATTCTTATTTCACTAACCGTCCTGATGTTGTTAAAGTGTGGGAGGATCTTGAAGCCTACCACGACTATTGCAGATTTGAACTCTGCGATTTTAATCCTGCAGATCTTTATCGCAAAGATTCTGCAAACTATCAGGCTTACTTAAATAGTAGGCGTCCACGCAGACCATATCAAGGCAATAAGCCTCGCTGGGACAACAACGGAGATCGCGGACAAAACCGCAGACCATATGGCCAGAATTTTTCTCGTTGATCTAGAAGCAGTAGAAACACGATACACAGGCGAGTGGAAAACCCACTTGCCTGCGTTACTACGAAAGAGAGGACACGATGTTCAAATTATTGCTGGCCCTGCGGATATTCCTAGTGCCACTACTCCTGGCGCCTTTCTTAATTTTGGCGGCACTAATATCTATAAGTCTAACCAAGTTGAACAGATGGGCCGTTTATTTTGTAACGGAGCCGTTCATGCCGGCGATCACTTTATTTTTACTGATGCTTGGCACCCGGGTATCATAAATCTAAAGTATATGAGTGAACTGTTACAGATTCCTGTAACCATTCATGCCCTATGGCATGCCGGCAGCTATGATCCTCAAGACTTTTTAGGTAGACTTATCGGGAACAAGTCTTGGGTAAGAAATGCTGAAAAGAGTTTCTTTCACGCTATTGATCATAATTATTTTGCCACAGACTTTCATATTGAGATGTTTATACGTAATCTTCTTAATGACGAAATGTTTGAAAATCCTTGGATTGAAGACCAGATACAAGAAGCTCTTAGAGGAGAATATTCTGGTATAATAAGATCAGGCTGGCCAATGGAGTATATGCAAGACACTCTATTGATGTACAAAAATATGCCTAAGCGTGATCTTATATTGTTTCCGCATCGAATGGCTCCGGAAAAACAACTGCCTATTTTTGAAGATCTGCGTCAACAACTTCCTCAATATGATTTTAAGGTGTGTCAAGAGTATCCGCTATCAAAAAACGAATATCATAATTTACTCGGCGAGGCTAAGTTAGTGTTTAGTGCCAACTTACAAGAAACACTGGGTATCAGTTGGTATGAAGGTGCATTAGTAGATGCTATTCCTATGGTTCCGGATCGTTTGAGCTACAGTGAAATGGCGTTAGATGATTTCAAATATCCTAGCGAATGGACGGAATCATTTGAATCTTATAAAACAAATAGACACTACATTGTGGCGCAGATTATTGAATACATGGAAAATTACAGACAGTTTTTACCTAGTCTAAATAAACAAGCAGATGCGTTAACACAAAACTTCTTTAGTTGTAATAAACTGCTAGAGATGTTAAAATAAAATGTCATCCACGACTATAACTCGGAGAATTATAATTGACAAACAAATTTAAATCAGATCCTGTATTAAATGAAAATGTAAACACAGAATTCGTAAAAGACGAATTTAAAGATCAGTATGTTCCACTTCCCCAGAAAGTTTATGTTAAAGCTGGGGAAATGATGAGTGACAAGGGCTACGAAGAAGCATATCTTGGCGATCATCTTCGCTTTAAAATGAAACGTGAAGGCAAACGTTTTTGGGCTGGAGATAACATTAGTGACTTTCTACACGAAGGCGATAAAGAGAAACTTATTGACGAAGCAACAGAAGCATTTGAAACAGTGCTTGATCGTTTGCTAATTGATCGCGAAAACGATCCTAATAGTCACGGCACTGCTCGTCGATTGGCTAAAATGTATTTTAACGAAATAATGGCAGGAAGATATGACCCAGCACCAGACGCCACAGCATTCCCTAACGATACGGAAGACCGCTACGAAGGTATGTTGGTTGTTCGCAGTGAGCTTCGCAGTATGTGTAGCCATCATCATCAGCCCGTTAGTGGTGTTGCCTATATTGGTATTATTGCGGCTTCCAAGCTCATTGGACTTAGTAAGTACACACGCATCGCACAGTGGTGCGCCCGGCGCGGAACTCTCCAGGAGGAACTTGCTAATGATATTGCTCGCGAGATCGCCAAGGCCACAGGAGCCAAAGACGTAGGCGTTTATGTTCAAGCAATTCACGGCTGCTGTGAGAATCGCGGTATTATGGCACATAGCAGTCTAACGCAGACTACTGTACTAAAAGGTGCATTTAAAGACGATCAAGGAACAAAGAAAGAATTCTTTGATAATATCAAATTGCAACAAGATTTTGCCCCTAGATAAGGAAAATTATGAATCAACAAACTGAACTAAAAAAAGGAACCTGTGGCTGTGGTCGTAGTCCTACAGGAGATTGTATCGGATGGCACAGTCTGTCAGAAGATATGTATCAACATCAAAAAAGACTCTGGCTAGAAGAACAGTTCCGTAAAGATCAAGAAGCAGAACAAAAATAAAAGACTATAATGAATAGTGCAGAATTAGCCAGTTCTTTTATACAACGAGTTAGAAATCTTAAAACTTTTCAAGTTCAGAGATCTCTAGACGACCCTTTATCTTTCACTAGGGGGCCTGTTCCTTTTGACATAAAGGCCAATCAAGAATATGCTTGGTTTTCT